TTCTCGATGTCTTTGCTTTATTGCTAACATAAGTAAACACCTTTGAATGAAATCTACCTATCCTATCTATTATACCTGGTTTCATAATATTATTTAGGCCGCCTGTGCTGGAATAATATATTTGTATGAAGCAATCCCGCTGTCTAATTCAATTTGAATAGCACCTTCGTTGCTTAGACTCATTTTAGTGTTGTTTACATCTGCAATTTTTAAAATTGCAAGTACACTTGCTACAGGCCATGTCCAACCTCTATCCAATGTTCCTTCAACATCTTGTGCAAATACAAACTCACCACCATGCGATGATGCATCACCAAAGATAAACTTTAAGTTAGTACCGTCAGTCTTTGCTAAGAATGTAGGATGTTCGCTGTTAGCGCCTGCTTGGAAATTAAAACGCTGTACTGCTGGAAGTGAAGGACTTACTTCTACGTCCCAGTTAACACCTCTAAACTTAACAGTTTTCATCTTTTCGTTGATATGCTCTGTAAGCATAAACTGATAAGAGTTTTTAAAGTCTGCGTCTTTGTTTACAAATTCTAATCCTGTAGGAATAGTTGCACCATTGCGTTCACCTGACTTTACAGTAATTACAGCATCTTTTTGATACTCACTACCGTCAAGTAAATATTTTAGTTTTTGCAACTGCGGCATACCAAATACGCCAATCATATCCGGATAAGGATTATGTGTAGTTGCTTCCATGATAACTGATCTGTCATCAGCCATTGAAAACATAGTAGTTGAATCTTCTTCGCCTGTAATTTTTACAGTTGTAAGAAAGCCCAAGTTTTGTGTATGTTCCACAATATCTTTTAGAATGTCTTTCATTATAGAGTTCTCCGTTTGTTAATATACATTATATTTAGGTTTATGTTTAATTGCAAGAGTTTTTTTAACCAATTTAATCAAAATCAAACAATTTGTTAAAGTTGTTATCACTTTTTGTAGAGCTGATATCCCACTCTAACACACCAATAAGGTTGCCTAGCTTTTCATCAATTACTGAATTTTCCATTTCAGCATCGTTGAAAGGCAGTTTTTTAAACCATTCTGGCAAACGTAATTCATCTACAGGATACGCAACACTAGTGAATCCCATAGGGTTATCTTTAACTTTACAAACAATTACTTTCGCACCATCTGTAATAGTTATGGAATACTTGTCATCTTCCATACGCTTCAAGGTATTCCAATTAATACTTGCACGAACATGTCCAGGCATATTTGCTTTACCTTGTTTCTTTTCTTTGTTGCCGTACTCAGTAATCTTGTTTGCACGTTTAGGCGAACCTTTCTCCCAACCAGGTCTTGTTTTAAATTCAGTTCTAAATTCTGTAATGTAATCTAGTACTTCTTGTTGTTCTTTACCTGCTAGTACCATTTCTAATACATTGCTCAAAAAGTCTTGAATTACAACAGGAGTATCAGAACGTTTCAAATCTAAACCCATTGCTTTAATCTTACCTGGCTTTCCGTCTATGTCTACACGTTTACCTTCTACATCATAGTAAAGAACTGCATATCTTTTCTTTGTAATAAACAGACCTTTACTTGCAACAATCTCTCTTGCTGCCGCAATAACATCTGATCTGCTTTTAGGACAATGGAAAGTGTCAGACATAAACTTAGGAAATGTAGTATTTGCTTCATCGCAGATTTGATCATACAATGCCATAACACTATCTTTATCCCAAGGAATTTTTCCTTTATCAATCTCTTCTTTTAACGTACTATATGCACTAAAGTAAGATGAGTCAGTATCACCATACACAATTGCTTTACCTGTATGGCTGTACTCTCCTGTAATAATCTCATTAACCTTTGCACTCATGTGCTTAACAATCTGCCTACCTGTAAGTGTAGTAGACTGTCCAATACGGTTATCAAAGAATCTACAACCTGGATTAAGAATAGCACCATACAAACTGTTAAGTAGAATTTTTTTAACAAGTTGTCTTTTTGCCCAGTACTCTTCTTCAATAGGATTCTTTGCTTTAATTGCATCACGCATCTTTGCCTGCATTTCTTTACGTTCTTTATACCAACGTTTTAACAGTCCAGGAATAATGCCTTCTTTTTCATACGTAAAGATTGTACCATTAGCACTTAGCATCCAAGGTTGATTGCTTTCGTAAATTAAATCATATACTTGTGCTGCACTAATTGTATCACTTTTGTCGCTGTCCTCCCAGTCGATAGTAATCTGTCTACCTACTTCACGTTCCATAACAGAGTCAAACTCAACAGAACCAAATTGGCCTTCCCAAGCATTTGCAAAACTTTTACCTTTTGCCATTTCGCCTTCAATACGTGCTTTTGTTCCATCTTGCCTTAGTTGTCCTACAATTGTTTCAGGACCCATGTTCAACGCTCTAATAACAGACGGATATAGTGAATTCAAGTCAACACTACCAATCCATTCATGAATACCCTTTTTAGGATATGCAACATAAGCACCAGCGGCAGGCTCACTACCTGGTTCACGTCTTACTCTATTAGGAACAATAAACCCACGTCTGTGTGCTTCGTTAATAATACCTTGTTCTGTAACAGCAACAGCACCCATAGTAGTTTGAATGAGAACAGTATTCTCATGTGCAACAGTATTAGCAAGATCAATAAATTTAAGTTTCTTATCTAGTTTGTCAAGTAGTGCAGTATCTTGAATGTTGTATTCAATAAATGTTCTAAAGTCGTTGTTGTAAAGTGAATCGAGACTGCCTTCATAAACAGTTTTCTTTTCACCTATTTCTAGTTCGCCGATAGCATCAAGTCTATATGTATGACGTTCTTCATAGTTATATTTTCTATACAGTTCTAGTGAGTCAACATGCACCCTACCAATTAAATCATATGTGACAGATGTTTTACCAAATTTTTCGTACTCACGTTTTTTAGGATACTGATTCCAAAGACATAATCTTTTTGTATCTTCTTTGCTTAAGGTTTTTGTAATTCTATTAACTGTGTACGGAATATCAAAGCCTTCACTGTTCCAGCCACTTAGTACATCAGCATCTTGTATAAGATCTAAAAATGCATCTAGCATCTCGCTTTCTTTTTCAAACAGAACAACATTGTCAATACCTTCAATGGTTTTCTTTGCTTCTTCCATTGAAAGTGTCTTAGGCGGAATAGCAAGACATACCATTGTTTCCATCCACTGCATGTATACAGCAATTGAAGTAATAGGCATAAATGCATCTTCAGGAGATGCATAACCTCTTTCAGGATCAAAGTCAACCTCAATATCAAAAAACGCAACGTTTAATTTAGGTGCGTCTTGATTGAGATAATTGTCCTCAAGCATTCTATAAATTGGATTGATGTCACTTTCGTAAAGTTTTTTGTTACTGTGAATAGCAAGTTCTTTACGAAGTTCTTTGATATTTTTACAAGTTACCCTTGATAATGGTTTACCATAGATGGATTTAAATTTTCCTCTAGGATCTTCGTAATAAAAAATATGTCTGGGATTGTATTCTCGATAATGACGTTTGCCTTTATCGTCACGTTCAACAACGTTGATAGTGTCTTGCCCTCTGTCATAGAAAGCGTCTACGTAACTCATGTTTTCTCCTGTATGTCACTTCTGGCTGACAAGTACCTAATAAGCAGTTTATGGCCTGCGGTTACCTTCTTCATTAATACTTATCTTTCTCTTTATAGTGAGTATAGCAAACCGGCTATACCAACACAACACAACACAAGGTTGGTTACAATTAGTGCAGGCTCGTTCCACATACAACTTACTATGAGCCACAGAAAACTACCTATTACTAATATTAATGGTCCTAACGGATAGTATCCTAAAGCGTTAACCCCAGTTCCAAGTATAAGAACAACAGTAGCAGTCCATTTTAAAAATATATCTGATTTTAATATCATACATGTATTATACGATATTTTTAGGTTGATGTCAAGTACTAAATTATATTAAGTGCAACAAGAAAGCCAAAAACGTTTATACATGCAAAGTACCCTGTTAGTAGCATAACCCAAGCAGCACCACGTCTTACTGATGCGTAGCACTGTGTTACACTACCTACAAAGAAAAATGGATATATAATAACCATATTTGGATCTTGTGCATTAAGAGCAAGTGTTAGACTTGCTATTATTGTAAAGATAAAACTAACTAGCTCAAAACCAAATGCTGTGGTATCTGACTTATAGCTGTCTATCCAAAAGCGTTTTATCTTTTCCAATTATTCACTCTCGGTATTACCGGACGGTAAATTATTTGTGATTCCGAGAATACCTTCAATGTCTTCCCACTCTTCTAAGTGTTTAGCCCAATCGTCTTTGTGAGCAATTTTAATTGCTTTATTAATTACTGATGGTTTGATCTGTAGTTCTTCTGCTACTGCTTTTACAGTATCCTTAAGACCTTCATTAAGATCCTCTACTTCACGTAGAACATTTGAACCTTCTTTGATCAATCTCTCTAGTTTAGCCTTTTCTTCTGGCCCGTACATTTTTGACATAAATTATCTCCTGGTTGAAGTACTATTATATAGTCATAAAAAAAGCCAGTCAAGTTAATAACTGGCTTTAGTTTAATTTTGGTTAATTCTTTTTATCTTTTTTTGATTTCGTTATCGCAACAAGAACATGTTTTGCCTACTTCGGACATGCTGTGATCGCCACCGCAATGATCGCAGTCTGTACCACAACCACATGTTGCTGCACTTGCTTCTGTAAGAGTATCTTCTGCCATAACGTCATACATTTCAAAACGTCCGCCGTTGCGTTCGTAAATCATGCCTGCAAAAATTTCTGCTTTGTTTGACTCTTCAACTTTTGATGTAGCAACTCTTTGAGCCCAGTTCCAAAGTGTTTCGTCAACTGGATCAATTTGTTGTTGTCCGCCACTTTCTTTTACAAGTTTCAGCATTTCAACAAATGACATTTTTGAAGGATCTTTGATAACTTCAACTGATTCGTTTACAGATCCTTTTTTGTTTTTAGCTGACTCTTTCATTTCTCCCATACATGCTTCGATCATTTCTTTAAGTTTCTTTTGATCACAGTTAGGATACTCTTTGCAGATTTCGGACTTCTTCATGCCTTTACCACACATTAATAAAACTTGTTTCTTGCTTGGTAATTTTTCTGCTGTAATTACTTCTGCAGCCTCTTCGACTGATTCTTTCTTTTTACCAAAGAATTTCTTTTGCTTATCTGACATTTCTTTTTTGCCTGACTTCTTGCCGCCTTTAGCATCTTTAGCAGCTTTCTTCATTGGCTCTTTCTTGTTACCGTCTTTGTCTAAGTCTAAAAAGTCTGGCTTACCTGCTTCAGCAACCATGTCGTCGAACTTAGCTCTAAATGACTCTTCTTTCTTATTAGATGCTCGGAACTCTTTAGATACTTTAACATACTCGTCGCCTTTCAAACCTTCAACATCTTTGTTATGAGTTTTCTTTAACCAACGTGCAAATTCTGTATCTTTGTCTTTTGCGGATAGCTCTTCGTTTACAGTTTTTGCAACTTCGTCATCTGATTCTTTTACTTCTTTGGACTTAGAATCTTTTTCAACTTTAGCATCTTCTTTGGCTTTTTTCTTTTTAGGTTTCGCAGCACCGTGTTCTTCTAGTGTAACAATTTCCATGTCTGCTGCTGGAACTTTCTTTTCTACACCGTGTTTAAATTGTACATCGTACCATTCAACATTACCGTTGTCATCTGGAATAGCATGACTTTCGTAAACTGGTTTACCTTTACCATATAATGGATGGTTAACTGTTGTTGCACAATCGTGGTCTTTTGAATGGCAAAGTTCTCTAACTTCGTCATCAGTGTAACCTTCGAATGTAACTACTTTTGGTTTATAATCAACACCTGCTACTCTTGCTATACTTTCTAGAGTACCGTCAAATGTATTTGAATTTTTTGCTTCCTCTCTTGGAAGTTTGTTTAATAAATTTCTAAAGTCCATGATGCTATCCTTTTAAGAGCTCCCACTCTGTTGTTAGTTTATCTCGAATACTTTCGCAAGTCCCAGCTTCGTATTCTCGTTCTCCTTTATTCATAGCATTATCTGCCTGAATCTCATACTCCATTTTTTCACGAACAGAGTTGATGTGATCGTTTGAAATAGTAATATAACTACTTATCCAACCGTCTAATTCGTCACCTTCTTCGATCATTTTATAGAGCGCAACGGCATTCTTAGCTATATTAGCTAATTCTGATTTTGCCATCTCGGCTTCGTGATCGGGCTTCTTTTCCATACTAATATTTATCTTTTCAGCGCAGCGCCGCCACCAAAAATGTTTCCTTTCATGTCTAGTGCGTTAACTGCTGTACCGTCTTTTTTCTTCTTTTGTATAGTTTTAGGCGGTTTAGGAGCACTTGTACCGCTTTTTCCTGGAGAACCTGTATAACTCTTATTACCAATAGAACCTTTACCAATAGCAAGTTGTGGACTTACGACTGTTGCTATATTACCAGAAGCTGTAGCGCCTGCTGTAGCAGACTCCAATTTCTTTTTGTTTTGCTCAATGGCATTAAATAATTCATTAAGTTTCATACTACTATTTACCCTTTTTTACGACCCGATTTCATATTAGCACACCAGTGATACATTCTACCTTTTTCACCGCCTGCATTCTTTGCTTTTTTACGTAGGCTTGTAACTGATCCGTTACAACTAGCACCAGACTTCTTTACTCGACCTGGTCTGCTTTTGCCTTTCTTTTTGCCGTCAGCAAAGTTTTCAACTACTGCATTTACAGTTAAAAACAACTTGGCAACTTTTACATTAGTCTCGCCTAGCATTTGTAATGCAGCGTATCTATGATGTCCGTTGATAATTTTGTTATTGCAATCTACAATAATAGGAGCATATGAGCCTTCTGAAATTTTATCTACTTGCTTCTTAAAATTTTCAAAAATAAACTCATTTTGTACTGGAACAATATCACCAATCTCCACTGTCTCTACGGTATGTCTAATATGTTCTAGGTGCTTATTTTTAATTTGGGGTAAGTCTTCTCTTTCGTAGTTTTCTTCTTTTTTTGTTTCAATCTTTGCAATTTCAAGTCCAATATTAGTAAACAAGTTTTTTAAGCCTGAAACACTCTTTAGTGCTTGTAGCATTAGTTGTTGTTCATCTTTTGCACGTCTTTCGTAAAACTGTACAAACTTTTTAGCGTTCTCCGGAGTAATATATACCATGCCTCCTGAACTTGCTCCGCCTGTATCTTTATAACTTAATGGGAACGGACTATTGTCTTTTCTATCTGCAATATTATAAATTACATCTATTTTAGGACGTTGCTGCTTTACAACAAGTTCTTGTACATTATCTTCTTTAGTTTTTTTCTTTTTGTTTTTAGGAAATAATTTTTTAACATTCATATACTCTCCGCCGACTGGAACGTCTGCGGTAGCATTTTGTTTTGTTACAATACCAACACCTGCTGCTTCTTCGTTTTTATTTTTGTTCTTCTCGTATTTTTCAATAGACTTGCGAGCTGATTTAATCATTGCTTTGTCGTGAGCAGCCAACTGGTCTTGTGTTTTCTTTTTCATACGATCAGCAAAGTTTTCGTAGTATCCTCTTTTTTCTATTTGTGCGCCTACTTTTTGAGCAATGGCGTCCCAGGCTTCTGCGTTTCGGTTCATGTGAATACCCAGTTCTCTAACTTTCATATTAGGATGTTGTTTCTCAAGCCATTCAAATAAAGCGGCAATAATTTTAGCAATTACGCCTTTATAATTACCAGCATACGCATCACTAACATTTACATACCCCATTGGGGGCTCTTCATAACCTATATATTGTACGCCAAGAGAAAGATAGAAATCTTTTCCGTTTCCTCCGTGATGTTCGTATTCATCAGCAGTGGTATACTGCATATACATATCTTCGTTATCAATGGCTTTTAGTGGAACATCTGGGTATACTGATTTCCAGGCTTTAATAACAACAGGATTTATTTCATTGTAGTATTCTACTTCCTCGTCATCATCAAAGTTTTCGTATTTGTTAATAGACTTACGAGCTGACTTTACCATAGCTTTTTCATGTGCAGCTAATTGACGTTGTGTTTTTTCTCTTTGATCATCAGCATACCCTTCTGATTTTTTCTTTGTAGGTAAACCTTTGTGCTTTGTTTTAGCAAAGTCTTTTACATCAGACACTTTCATATCTTTAGCAACTTCTCCAGCCTCGCCACCTTTTTTCATGTCGCCCTTTTGCATAGCTCTTACTATACCAAAGAACTGCTGTTGCTTTTTACTTACTGCTTTTTCAGATACAAATTCGTATGATCTCATATCGGTTTCTCACCTGTGAACTTAGGTAATGAAAACCATAACTTAAACCATTCAGGGGTGCCTGGTTCAATCTTATGCTTCTTCATTAGTTCTCCCTTTTCATTACCGCTAATACTAATATTGCTACCTTCCCAAGGTGTGTAACCTTTGAATTCATTTATACCGGCAAGTCTAACAATATCGTCTAACTCAGTCATTACATCTTAACGCAGTTGTCTACTGTTTTGCCACCCTTCTTCTTGGTGCCCATTCTTTTGTATCCTTTCCAACATACTTTGCCGTCAACGCCTTTTTGCTTTTCTTCGTTGATGCTTTCGTACTGTTGTTGGATATGCTCTGGCATTGCTGTGAATCTTGGCTTAGCACATTCTGGACAAAATGATTCTTCTTCCTCGTGTCCTGGTTTATCCATGTCTGGATTATCAGGTGGATTTTTAACTTTGTCTAAAACGTCCTTTTGACTATCTGCCCACTTCATTAATTTCATAATTTTTTCTTGTGGTAGTTTACAACGCTTTACTAGGTCTTCAATATTTCTTGCACCGCCTGGCGCACCATAGCGTGTTAGTTCGTCACCTACTCTTGAAAGCACTAATGACAATGCATCATCTTTAGTAGTGACAGCCTTGTCCATAAGGATCCTACCAATTCTAGATAGCGTCGCTCCGTGTGGATGATCATATGCTGATTCTTTATTCATCATTTTCCCCTGTGTTATCTTTTATCCCCATACCTTTTCTAACCGCAGCATATAATTCATCTGCATGTTCGCCTGCACCGGTATGTTGTGCAAATTTGTTTATGTCTCCATTAGCAGCATCGGCCCTTGCCATTGTTCCACTAATACCTTCTACTCCATCTGAACCATCTTCACGTTGTCCACTAGATTCAAAATTCATTGTTTCAAATTTATAGTAACCATGTCCTTTTCCTTCGACACCGTTATAATCTTTTATAAGTTTAGACATCATCTCAAGACGATCACTTCCTGCAACAAATGTTATGTGATTGTATCCTCTTTCATGTAATGAACTACAAATCTTAGGTAGTGTATTCAAGTCTGTATTTTCTACAACGTTGTTTGCAAAGTCAGGATGAATTTTTCTAATAAAGTCTACTTTGGTTGAATAGTCTAAAGGATTCTTTTTTGCGTCTTGTGTTTGACTGGTGTATATTTCTAATTCTCCACCGGCTTTCTTCATTGACTTAAAAACTTCTTTATGTCCAAGTGTAGGTGGATTGAATCTGCCAAAGCAAAAAGTCATATGCTTATCGGCATCATCTTCAGTTAAAAATATTTCATTAATTCTCATAGTCGCCGTTCTCTAAATGCATCTCTTGCTCTTTGGCAATTTGTCTTGCTAATGAAATCATGTTTTCTCTAGAAAACTTTTCTTCTGGTTTATCGACACCAAATTTGTTGCAATACATATCACAACATTTTTCCACAGGCTTTATATAAATTTTATAAGCATTTGGATGTCCTCTGTATTTTTCGTGTTTCTTAATTGCTGGAAACATCACAGTAGAAATAACTTCATTGTCGTTGTCCATAAACACTTTTAAATCATCGTGCCAATTGATATCATCTTCTTGATCATTGGGGGCACCGATAGGAGAGAAAAGTTCTTTTAATAACATATTACCATTTCCTACATGACCAGTAACGTGCTTTAGTACGTGGTCCTGGGTTTGAACAATTGTGTCTAGCACGGAAACTTTTACGTCTCTTTGGGTTAGACTTTTTAATACGCATATTAGGATCACCAAAGTTTACTTTTTTAATATTTTTAGTTTTGGGATCTCTTACATATACTTTGAATTTCTTAACATCGCCACGCATTGGTTTACCTAGAGATACTTTACGTCCTTGGTATTCTGCTTCTTCAACAGGAACATCTTCGTGCCATGGCAAATAACCATAGTATTCAAAGAATTCTTCACCATTGAATGTTTGTTCTTCGAGATCACTGATCTCTGTTACTGTTTCAATTGACTCTAGTTTTTTCAATAGATCGCGCATAGTATCCTCTCTTTACAAGATTATACTGTATTTAGCGTTATTAATCAAACTTAGTAGTTATAAAGGACCTGGACTATTTGCCCGTCTTGAACGTTATGGCCTGCTCTTAGCCATATAAACTTGCCTGTAAATGTCTGTGTACCTATGTAATCTTCTATTCCTTGGCCGTAATAAGCACTATCACCACCCCATTCTATTACATCTACCCAGTCATTGTCACCTGGCTCTTCTGCTAGTGTGCCTTGCACTTTAATAGCACCCTGAAAGGCATTGACGTAGTACGCAACTGTATGCACACCGTCATTGTTTTTATGATATCCTGCACCCTTCTTCTTGCTGCCATATGTATAGGCTGAATCGGATACAATTGAAGTTACAGGACCTAATAGTTGTCTACTCTCGCTCATACTACTATTTACCTGTTTTTATATATTTACGCACAGTGCCTAAGAGGTCGTTACAGCGCAATCTAAGCATCAGTAGTGTACTTTCCGTATCAACGTATATCCAACGTCTAGTGTTGAACATATCGCGTTTAAGAAGCCAGTTATACGTAGCATCGGTAAATGCAATAGCAGGCTTCCTTGACTTACACCATTCTGCTAAACTTACAAGTTCATTATACTTTAACGATGTAGGAGTTTTAAGATCTACTTGATAATTGTACATACTGTGTGGTAATTCTTTTACAAATATTTCTTGATTGCTGTCAAGCAAAGTGTCTTTCATACCAGGAGCAGGCTCGTGCCTGTTTCTAGTTATATCCGGAAACTCATAACAAAGTGTTTTGTAGAGTGTTTTGTTATTTGTATACACGTCTAGTATATTTGTTTCAATTCGAATAGTTGCTTCATTCTTTGGTACTGTATTAATAATACCTAAAAAAGATATCCATGTTTGTCCATGCTTTAATATTGAATGAGCGTTTTTTGTACGCCATGTTGCTTCACTATAATCTGCTCCATCTGACTGCGGAGGAGCTCTTAAACCGGTCGCAAAGTCCAAGATCTCTTGATGACCTAGTGTACGTAAAGCATACGCACCCTCCAACTTTAAACTAACTTTGTAGATATACTTGTTATAGAACTTCTTTTTAGTTTTCTTTGCTGTCTTAAGCATCGCTACTAGCCTGCGCCTTAGCAGCCAGTTTTTGTGCTTTCTTTTCTTCTTTAGTCAAAGGCTTTGGCATAGGAGTAACTGTAAACGTCGGAGCATCTTTTTCGATTGATACAGCAACGTTACCCCCATCAACTAAATCTCCAAACAACACTCTCCTACTTAAAGGCGTTTTAATTGTTTTATCAATTAATCTACCTAAAGGTCTTGCACCCATCTTAGGATTGTAACCTTTTTTAGACAACCAATTAACAGTATCTTCGTCAAGTGTAATTGCAATGTGCTTTTCTTTTAGTTGTGTATTAAGCTCTTTAATAAACTTATGAACAATGCTTTTGACCACTTCAGTAGATAGTTTAGCAAACTTAACTGTGCCATCTAATCTGTTTCTAAACTCTGGAGCAAAAAACTTTTTAACTGCTTTATCATCTTCTGAGTCTTTCTCGTTATCAGCAAAGCCAATTAATTTTGATTCGTTGTCAGCAGCACCTAAGTTACTTGTCATAATAAGAATGGTGTTACGTCCATCTGCACGTTTACCATTTGATCCTGTAACAAAACCGTTGTCCATGAACTGTAGCAAAATGTTTGATACATCTTTGTGTGCTTTTTCAATCTCATCTAACAACAATACAGCATTAGGTGTTTCTTGTAACTTGTTAATAAGTTGTCCAGCGTCATCATCGAATCCTACATAACCTGGAGGAGCACCAATTAATCTTGCGACACTATGTTTTTCTTGATACTCTGACATATCAAAACGTATTAGTGACATGCCCATTTTCTCTGCAAGTTGTTTTGCTGTTTCTGTTTTACCTGTTCCGGTTGGCCCCAAGAATAAGAAACTACCAATCGGCTTGTCAGGATCTTTCATTCCACTTTGTGCAACAAAGATCTTATCAAGAATGGATTCAACTGCTTTGTCTTGTCCAAATATTGCTTTCTTCATTGAAGTATCAAGCCCAGCAAGATTGTTGCTTTCTTTTTGCGAAACAGTTTCAAGCGGCATACTTATCATCTTAGCAAGTTCATATGTTACTTGTTCGATGTCAACAATTTGTGCAACTGTTTCGGTTTCGTCAGTTTCATTTAACTTATATCTTGCTGAAGCACAATCAATAATATCAATTGCTTTGTCTGGTAATTTTTTATCAGCCATATACTTAACGGATAAGTTTACTGCTTGTTGTATTGCTTCATTTGTAATTTTAACATTATGATGCTGTTCGTAGTACTTACGTAAGCCTTTAATAATTTTTACTGTAAGATCTGCTGTCGGCTCGTCAATAGTTACACGTTGGAACCTACGCATTAATGCTCTATCTTTTTCAAAAGACTTTCTATATTCTTCCCAAGTAGTAGAAGCAATAACTTTCATATTGCCTTTTGTAAGTGCAGGCTTCAGCATATTTGCTAAGTCGTTTGACTGTCCTTGTCCTCCTGATCCAGCACCACTCATCATGTGTGCTTCATCAATGAATAAGATAATTTTACCTTTACGCTCAAGAGCCATTAGAACTGCTTTAATACGTTCTTCAAAGTCGCCTCTATACTTACTACCAGCAACTAAAGAACTAATGTCTAAACTAAACACTAAATGATCTTGGATAAACTTAGGTACTTTCTTTTCATGGATCTTACGTGCAAGACCTTCAGCAATAGCAGTTTTACCAACACCTGGATCACCAACCATTAGTACGTTTGCTTTGTTACGTCTTGCTAGTACTAGTTCAATTTTTTCAATTTCTTCGTCACGACCAATAACAGGATCGATCACTCTTTGTTTTGCCTTCATAGACAAGTTAGTACAGAATTGATTAATAATTCTATCTAATTGATCTGGACTTAGATTAACTTCTTCTTCTCCCCCACCTTCAAACATTTCTTCACCAATATGATGTGCTTGGAAATGCTCTACAAACTTCTGTTTATCAATTCCACCTTTTGCTAAGAAGTAAAATGCAAAAGAGTTTTTCTCGCTCATAACACTAATGATTACATCAGCAACTTCAATTTGATTACGTCCACTAAACAATACCTGTGTAAAGCATCTATTTAATACACGTTCAACAGATGCAGTTTTCTTAGGATTTATATTCTTATCCTTAGAAACAATATCACCTAAGTTATTTTTTAAGTAATGCTCTAAATTCTTTTTAATAAAATCAACATCCGCACCAAATTCTTTAAGACCACCTGCTGTATCTGGGTCAGCAAAAATTGAGTACACCAAATGCTCAATAGTAATATGTGTGTGCGTGTGGTTCTGCGCAACTACTACAGAGGCATCAAAAATCTTTTGTAATTGTTTACTAGGTTCAATCATTTATTTTTGTCTCTTTTTTAATTTCTTCATAGCTAATTGTAACTTCAACCGACTCACTTTGTCAACAAAACAAATGCCATTTAGGTGATCTAATTCATGCTGAAAGCATTTAGCAAGATAACCTTCTACTTTTGCTTCTTTCGTTTCGCCTTTTGAATTTTGATATTGTGCAACTATCATCTTAGGTCTTTGCAAATGTAACCATAAACCCGGAAAGCTCAAACAGCCTTCTTTGTCTAGAACTTGTTCTTCACTTGCTTCTAAAATAACAGGATTAAAAACACAGAACGGTTCTGGAAAGCCTGGTACGTTTTTTGATCCTATAGCAAACACTCTCTTTTTAATATTTAACTGGTTAGCAGCAAGACCAATGCCGTTGTGATTTAGCATAAAGTTACACATATCGAACTCTAATTTTTCTGGGTCTAAGTCTTCTTTATCAAAGTCCCATACTTCACTAGATTCGTTTAGTGCTTCGTGTAACCCTAACTTATAATCTAAATCTAATTTATAGTCCATGTTTTATTTCCATAATCTTTTTACGTTGTTCGTCTGTATACTCTCTCGGCATAAGTGCTTTAATTTTTACTAACAAGTTTCCTTTCCTTTTTGTTCTTATATTTGGTAATCCTTCACCGTTACAACTTAATGTAGTATCGGGTGGAGTGCCTGCTGGTACGTTTAATTTAATTTGTCTGCCTGAAAGAGTTGTAACTACTGCGTGTGTGCCTAACATCAAATCCCATATAAGAATTTTTTCTTCACATAGTATATTATCACCGTAGCGTTGGAACCTAGGATGATTGCGAACGCGAATATGCACCATTAGGTCTCCAGCCGGAATGTTTTGGATAGAATTATCTCCCATTCCTGCATACCTTACAGTTTGTCCTTCTTCAACACCTGCTGGAATATCAATATCGATTAGTTTAGTTCTACCTGTAGGAAGTTGAACTTCCATAGCAATTTGTTTACCGTTGTAAACATCTTCCATTGTTACATCGAGAGCAATATCAATTTGTCTATTCTGTGGTCTGCGTTGACCCATATTAAAGCCAAAGTTTCTAAATAGGTCTTCAAACCCATTAGGATTCATTCCTTCAAAACCATTAGGTCCAAAGCCTTGTGGTTGAGGATTATCGTACTGTTGTCTTTTTACAGGATCTTTTAGAGTTGAGTATGCTTCATTAATTTGCTTAAACTTTTCTTCATTACCACCCCTGTCAGGATGATGTTGCATACTTGCTTTCTTGTATGCTGATTTAAGTTCCTTTTCCGAAGCATCTCTATTGACGCCTAGTATAGAGTAGTAGTCCATACTAGTACTTATTTGTAATAATTAGTGAGCTACTTCTTACTGGTTCCGGCGTATAAGCCAAACCATGCAGCACCAGCACCAACTACAACTGAAACAAGTCCTGACTGTTCCATAGTAGCAGCAGTTCCTAATCCCATGTACCAATGTACAACTTGATATAACAAAACAATGTACACTGAAATAAACAGTCTTGGAAATATTCTCCAACTATCTACAGCCCTTGCAAGGTCAATCCAAGTTTGGTATCTATTTTTAGAACTGTCAACAGTAGTTGTATCTACTTCAAGTTCAATGTTTACTTTTTTAGTTTGAGTCTCACTCATCTTCTTATCGCTCCTGTTTATTTGCTTCCACCAATATATCCACCAATGACACCAATCAATCCTGTAACTGACATCTTCATTAGTGTAATAACACTTTCATCAACTGGTCTATTTTCTTCCAGTGCTACCCAATAGTCACCGATAATGATAACACCAAGTAGTATCAACACACCACTTGTTATTAAGAGTATTACTATATCTTTAAAATTTTTAATCATTTCTTTTTACCTTCCAGCTTCGCCAATCTAGTTTCTAACTCGTCGATTTTTGATGTGATCTTAGGATATTTAACACGCCAGGCGTCTGGGTCATCCTGTAACCAAGTCCACCCCCAACGTACTGCTAGGTAAGCAAGAAAGTTATCAAACTTTGCAACCGCCCAAGTTGCCATTCTTGTGTCTTTAAACCAAAACAAGAATGCTGCTCCAAGTAGAGAACCTGAGATTGCTGTGTAGATCCACAGGCGATCAGTCGCCATTCTTTCTATCATTTCCCACATATTCGCTCCTAGTTAATTATAGTAGTATTTATTTAAAATGCACAATTAACTTCAGCTTTGGGCTTGACGTTAGGTAGTTGTTTGGTATCTGTTGATTCGATGCTTACATCTACGCCAGGTTTAAGTTTACAGCGTAGGGGTTGACAGGAGGCAAGCATAACTAAAAATGCTATTATGATCGCCCTTGTTAGCACTATTTTTCTTCAGTAGTTTCGCTTTCGTAGTACTCTTTATAAGCATCAATGATTTTGTTTTGCTTGATCATGTATGCACGGATTTGTGCATAATTTTTTCTGAAGTTTTCGTAGTCTTCGTCTGTTAATCCTATAATAACTGGATCAATATTTTGTTTTTCTAAGTCTGAAAATACTTGTTCTGCATTTTCGCGATTGATTATAATCCAGCGAACTTGTTCTAGTTTTGCTGGTTCAGGTAAAGGTAAATCTAAAGGTCTGCGTTCAACTTCTGTTTTAAAAATCTCTAATGGCTGAATCGTACTACAACTAGTAAGCAGCGTAGTTAGGATTAGCAAGTTCAGGACAAACAGTATTGATCTGTGACTTCTTTGTAGCATTTAACTCCTCTTCAGTTAACGTAGCACCGCCTATGATTTCAAAGCAACGCCTCTCGTGAACTTCATCTTTATTTAAAATTCTTTCAATGGACTTTGGTCTGGTTACTGATAAAGCCCCAATATCTCTTCTATCACCTGCTGCATTTAGTTTATTAAACTTTTCGTTTAGGTTTCTATTTGCAGTCTCTAATACTCTATTTAAGTCCTCAAGGTCGTTTCGGACTTTAATAATGGCTTCAAAATCTTTTGTCTGCTGTTCGATTACAGCCTTCTGTTCTGAGATACCATCTTCTAGTTTAATGATATTTGCTTTTGCTGTGTCTAGATCTTTTTGTAATGCTTTAACATATAAAACACCACCACCTGCCGCAGCAATTACAACTAAAATCATTGCTATTTTAATACTACTGAACAATGTTTTTCTCCACCTCGTTTAGTAAATCTTGTACTGTTGCAATGTTAAATGTCTCTTCTTCTGGAATATTAATTTCTAATTTTTTACAAACTTGATCGGTAACATCAACGATATCAAAATCATCTCCATCTAAATCATCAATAAAATGACTTGCTTCAGTGATCTCTTTTCCAGTACCGAAATGTCTTTCCAGTACTTGCATGACTTGCTCTTTCCACATAATTTAATCCTCGTTAGTTTGTGCTTCGTATTTATACCTTGGATATTGACACACTACTATCTCTATTGGCTTATTGTCTCCATCCTTAAATGTTTCGACTAATCGGCCTTCGTGTTCCCTTCCACAGTTTTGACAAACTCCGGACATTCTACTCCATCAACTTAGCAAGGGTCTTAGGCCCTACAATGCCGTCTGCAACTAAACCGTTTTTGGTTTGCCACTCTTTAACAGCCTTTTCAGTACCAGGACCAAAGTCGCCGTCTGTTGCAATACCAAGTTTCTCTTGCATTTGCATAACTGCTTGACCTTTTGCACCTTTTCTTAAAATACCAACAACTGGTGCTGGTGCTTTACTAGGATCAAAGTTTCCACCTAATACATCTAAGAAATGTTTGTAATGTTTTTTACGATCTTCAAGGCCTACAGTTCCGCCGTTAACCTTTTTACTCATAGCAACAATATCTTGATTGTCAGCCATAGCATTAATTTTTCTTGTGTCCCAGAACCAACATGCACTTTCTAATGCACCTTTGATAGTGGTTACATAATCAATTACTTCTTCAGCAGTCATGCCGATAGTTTTACCAAAGTCAGCATAGTTAGCACGACCAGTTAATTGAATAACACCTCTACCACGGAAACGCCAGCCATCGCCTGACTCTGTATCACCATTACCAATTCTATTTGCGTATGTTACGTTTGCAATTTTTTCTGGTTGTCTTGCATATTCGTTTGCATCTCTGCCACCACGTGCAAAATATTTTCCAAACACTGCATCTAATGCTTTTGCACTATAGTTTAAATTTTCTTCAAGTACTCTAAAGTTAAGACTTTCGTGAGCGCATTGTGCTAAAAACCCTGCTGCTCTATCGACTGTATCAATTTCATACTTAGGAAGCATTTCAAGAAGTGCTTCATACCATTCGTCTACTTTACTGTTACCGTGCAATACTTCTTCACACATCTCTTTTGTAAACTCAAATTTCATTATTCAATCCTTTGTAATATCATGGATTTCTGTCCATTAGTAAATACGAATTCAGCGCCAACTTTGTTAATATTGTAATCGCCTAGTACTTTGCTTAACCAAAATGTTTCAGCAGAAGCATCTAAACCAATATCCGTAGTTGCATCAAGACCTTCGATTATATCTTTTGTTGCGCCCTCTTTAATCCACTTCATCTTGATAACATTACCGAAGGGCTTATAAAATGTAATGATATCATCTTTAAGTTCTAAGTTGTCCATGAGCGTTTTAGAAAAGAAAGACTTCACTTCGTCTGTTCTTACCTGTGCTAGTTTTGCTTCATACATTTGCTTATCTGTAGGAATAACTTTTTTTAAATTTTCTCTTGTTGCTTCTCTTTTCTTATCGTCTTTGTAGTATTGAAACTTCCAGTCTTCAATGCCTGTTAGTTTAGATACGCCGTAAAGTAAATCGTCAATTTGTTCTGCTAGCCTTTTGTTTCTTTCAATTTCTACAAATACTGAATATTCGCCTTCTTCGTTCTCTCCTGAACTAACATCTGCATCAAGCACAAATGAAAATCCTTTTTCGATAAACTCCATCAAATCTCTTGCTGGGTATCTATCTTTTGCTTGGAATGTTACAACACAAACATCTCTATCTTCTCCCATCTTTGATCTAAACTTATCTACTTCAAACATAGGATATACTAGATCTACTAGGTCGTGTTTACGTAATCCTTCTTCTAAAACTTTATTGTGCTGCTGTGTCATCTGCTGGTGCCTCTTGTTGTGCTGCTACTTCTTGTGCAGGCTCAAGGTTCATATTAACTGCATTGTTCGCCATGATGTCTTGTATTTTATTTCTATCAAGGTTCTTATAACCGCGATCAATGTTTTTCATTAAACGTTTTGGCATAGCAATTTTCACCATCCAAATGTTTTCGTAGTCGATTTTACCTTTTCTTGTACCAGGTCTAATATCGTCTACTGCTTTAATTTTTCTAACTTTAGCAATAGCAGACTCTGCAAAGCCTACTTTACATCCGTATTCTTTTAATCGTTTACCACCTTGTGGTTCAGGCATATTCTCATATGGCCACATAAACGTACATTCAACAAAGTATCTTGATTCGTTAGGACCAGACACTAATTCACCGTCTAACCAGCCGTCATACACATACACATCTAATTCGTCTAAGACACGTTCGAAGTCTTTTAGTAGATTTAGGCTGTTATTTGAACCATAAATTTGTTCAATGTTTGCAATAATATCTTTAGTAGTTGCCATCTGAGATTTCCTGTTCTCCTATTGTTATTGTATTTATGCTCAAATTTAAACTAAGAGCTTTATATATGAGTTAATCGAGTAAATATTAGTATGTTCGAACACGGACTTAACATCGCTAATTTAGGTATAACTCTGTGTTTGAGCCAAACAAAGCACGGAGGACATGCTTAATATGAAGAGTAAAAGAAAACAATCTCACCACTCACAAAACTTCAACAACGTAATAAACATCAACGAAAAGACACGCAAACGTGTTGCACTAATTCCCAAAAACAAAGCTCAAGAAATATACTTAGAAACGCTAAACAATGATAATACACATATTGTATTTGCATGTGGACCAGCGGGTACAGGTAAAACTATGCTAGGTGTACAATGGGCTATTGATGCTTGGAAGGACGGCAATTTTGATAAGATTGTTGTTACGAGACCTGCAGTTTCTGTGGACGAGCAACATGGGTTTTTACCAGGAGACCTTAACGACAAAATGGCTCCTTGGACAAGACCAATTTTTGATGTTTTTTCTGATAACTTCTGTCAACGTGAAGTGGAGCGACAGATGAGAGAAAGTATTCTTGAGATTAGCCCTTTAGCATATATGCGAGGACGAACCTTTAAACACTCTGTAATTATTGCAGATGAAATGCAAAACGCTACGCCTAATCAAATGAAAATGCTTCTCACAAGATTAGGTGAAGGATCTAAGATGGTGGTAACAGGTGACTTGCAACAGGCGGACCGCCCTAGCAATAACGGCTTACTTGAGTTCCTTGGGTTATATAATAACTTCCGTAACCATCAATATGTTGATATATGTCAGTTCGACAAAACGCATATTGAAAGGCATGAAGCAGTAAAAGAGATTCTAGAGATCTACGGAGATCAGTAAAGTTTAGGGGAGTGTAAAAACTCCCTTATTCTTCTTGGAATCTATCGCGGAGTTGGTCTAAAAGATCAATAAGCTCATCTATGAGATTTTGATCCTCATCTCGAGCTGTGTCGACTTCTAATTCTATCTTGATTTTCATTAGTCTATTTGTATAGCAGGTATTGCTTTAAATAATTTTGTTTTATCTTCTTTGTAGTTTTCTTTTGCAAAGTCCACATAGTCTTCCATTGGCTCTTGTTCGTCTGTAATGTTTGGCCAATTAGCATCATTTGAAAAATACTGGTTATGTTTAAACCATTTGTTTTCTTCATCGTCAGTTTGCCATATTGCATCTTCAGGACATTCAGGAACACATACACCACAATCAATACATTCATCAGGATTGATTACAAGCATGTTTGCACCTTCGTAAAAACAATCTACAGGGCAAACACTTACACAGGTTGTGTGTTTACAGTTAATACATTTGTCGTCAACTACGTGTGTCACGGTACCATTTTCTCCGGTAAACCATTAAATGCCATTGTAATCCTATCATTATCACCTGTATGTGGCAAAGTTAAATGCTGTACATAACTAGGAAAGATTATAACTTGTCCTGGCTTAGGTTCAATAGTAAAACTATCGTACATATAATCATTAGGTATTTCAATAGCTGAAAGGCTTCTAGCATAACAAGGATCCATAAACTTAGTATGCGCACCTTCTGTTAAGTAGAAGATACCACTAAAGATAGCCATAGGATGTCTATGTTGACGCTGGTCACCACCTGATCCTTTAAGAGCCATATTAGCCCAAAGCCTTGTTAACTTTATATGTCCAAAGGCAGGATCGTATACTTCTTCTTTTTGTATTCGCAACATGCAATCTTCTAGTTCGTCTTTTAGAAACTTCCAATGATCTAGTGTATGCAATACTTGATTGTCTGTTTGATTAATTGATGGGTAATGGGGATTTATGTTATTAGACTCTTTAGGAATTAATTCAAGCGACTGTTCTACGCAGTGTGATAAATCAAACTCGTAAAAAGGAATCGGAAACATCATGTGTTTTGTAAGTGTCATACTAACCAATTCCATACGCCTCTCACGGCCAATAACAAATACATTAATTCCATTAGTGCTCTTGGCACATCCTTGTCCTTAATGCCCATCCATATCCATATGCTACATGATGCAAGTGCAACTGCCCATCCTAACCACTGCACGTTGGGATTTCCACCGCTGAGTGTGAATGCGCTTATCATTGCTAATATGAATCCTAACCATCTCCATCCATCTATGTCGTGGTAGTATCTTATCTTCATAGTCTTGCTAACTTAATTAGTGTTGCAGCCAAGTTAATCTCAGGATCTGCAACTAATGTATGATCTACCAAACCCTGTTTAATAATGATTACTGCTGTGTCTTGCTTTTCTTCTTCACCAAATATTTCTAAGTTGTCATACAGCCAACGATAAATCTCTTCCATTTCTTCTGCACGTACTTTACCACAAAGTAGTTTACGTGCTTGTGTAATTTTACCTGCTTTAAATAGTTCGACCATTTCAAACTTCCAGTCAGCTTCTCCTTCGTCACCTTTAGTAGGAGAACTTAGTTTGCTGCCACTTACGTTTTGCTGTACCATATTAATACATTTACGCAAGTCTGGATACGAAACTTTTACATAATTATCAAGTGTATCTAATTCAAACTCAATATTTTCTGTAACAAGAATAGTTGCAACTCTTGCTGTAAATTCTGTCTGATCAATCTTCTCAATATGAAAGCCTTGACACCTGCTGTGAATAGCAGGAATAATTCTATTAGGGTAGTTACACGTTAAAACAAATCTTGATGTGCTATGATATTCTTCCATAACACCACGTAGTGCCGCTTGTGCATTAGGCGACAAGTAATCAGCCTCATCAAGTAACACAACTTTGAATGGACCAAACGGAATAGTTTGTACAAAGCCTGTAATCTTATCTCGAATCTCATCAACAGAGTTATTTCTACTAGCATTAATTTCTAATACATCATAACTTTCAAGGCCTAGCTCATTAACAAGCATCTTTGCCATAGTAGTTTTACCAATACCGGCTGCACCACTAAACAACAAATGCGGAATACTTTCATCTTTGACCCATGCCTGTACTTGTGCTTTCTGATGATTGTCTCTAAAAACATAATCTTCAAGTTTCTTAGGACGATACTTTTCTACCCATAACTCTTTCATTTCGACTCCTTAATGCGTTTTCTCAAATTAGTTGTACTAAATGAGTGTTGTCTTTTATTATAATGTATTTTAATGTTTTTGTCAACACATATTTGTTTGGCAGTGAAGTCTTTATCTTTATATTCTTCGCCAATAAAACGTACATCTATTCCATATGTAAGAAAAATGTCCGTTAAGTCTTTTTCAGATTCATAAGGAATAATTTCGTCAATATACTTACAACCTTCAAGTTGTACGTAACGCTCAAACACACTTTGGATTGGCTTATTCTTTTCTGGTCTATCAAGTGTTGGGTCTGTTTGCAAACCAACAATCATATAGTCGCAATTTGCTCTTGCTTCTTTAAGCATAGCAACATGTCCACTGTGGAACAAGTCAAATGATGATGCTGTAAATCCTCGTGTCAAAGATCACCTTCTTGCCTGTTTTCTGAATAGTGTACGTCAAACTCACCACCCGGATAACGCTTCTTTAATTTGTTAACGTTCTCTGCTATGACTTCATTAGGATCCAGCCCCAATGCACGGCAACTATTGATCCAATACCAAATAATATCGCCAAGTTCTCGTTTAGCATGAAACTTAGTTTCATCGTCCATAGGTTTACCTTGAAATACACATTTTTTAACAATTTCTGCAAACTCGCCTCCTTCTGATGCAATACCAATAGCACCTGTCATTAATAATGAAATATTAACTTCGTCATTTAATTCATGCAAACGAGCTTGTGTATAAGCCCAATCGTTTGACTCTTCTGATGTTACTTCTTTTACAAAGTCTTTGTATTTGTTTAGATCTACTGTAGACATCCATATTTCCTTTACTGTTATTGCTTTATTATATAATAGTACTTTATTGTTGTCAACCCCTAAGGTAAATATTTTTACAACAATCGTTGTTAAAAGGAGAATCCCATGATTAAGAATCTTTCACTAAACCTTGAAGTAGGACAAGAAATACTTGTCGGTAAAAACAATAAACGTGCTAGAATTACCAAAATCGAATTCCATGAAAAGTCAGGGGAGATCACAATTAATACAACTCAAGGCCCACGAAGAGCCTTGACATTTAGGCTAATGCCTGAAATACAATACGCTTATTGAGCACCAAAGTCGCCAGGATTAAATGTGGCGGTGTCACCATCGCCATAATGTTGTCCCCAATAGGCTAGTTCTGGTTCAAAGTCCTCGGTACCTACAGCGAGGATGGCGGACTTCTCAACCTTTTGTACCTCGATTTCACCGCGATCGGGACAATCCACTTTGATCTTTCGTGTCCAACGACCATGCTCAATTAAGATCCAATCTTCTGATTTGTAGTCGTCTGTGTTTGTAGCACCTTTAGCATAAACTTTTGCCCAACGACATTTGACTCCGTGTGCTTTTGCATCATCACTTGCCATGATAATGCCGCCTTTAGTTACAGTTTCACCAAAGTGCATGTTATATACTAACACGTCATCATGTAATGGTGTAAGTTTACCTTTGATCATCTTTGCCTCCATAAATATGATTCTTCAAAAATTCGTAATGACTAGGAAGTTTAGAAACATAATCAATTACAAAGTCTCTGTAATCTTCATAACTGCGTTTCTGAAAATCTAGTTCTTCTAACTTAGTTACCCCGCCCCAGTACGGTCCTTCGTGTAAAACGATTTCTTTAGTTGCTTTTGGTTTTACACCCATACCAGCCGCTAAAAATAAAGAGGGTGGAAAGTCTGCTGCTCCACTATAGGTATTACCTAATGTAACTCCGCCGATCAAAGATTGATATTGTGTGTTTCTTAAATTATAATTTTCGCCTACAAGTTCCGGACAATACTCATGATACTCTGTTGCATGTTTCCAATAAGGAGTATCGTCACGCATTGAAAGAGCATAGTGAGTTGAAATAAAATCTCTAAATTTTAATACTTCTGATTCAACAGCGTAATTGAATCCTTCTTTCTCTGTTCTTGTTACCCAACCGTTTCTTCTATTCAAACACTCTACTAACTTAACTAAGTTTTCATGCGTTGTTAGTAGTCCTGTAGATTCTAAAGGTTCTACAAAACCATAACTTAGTCCAATGCCAACAACGTTGCGTACCCAACCTCTACGTCTACGGCCATGCTTAATATTAATGTGAAACATTTCTGCATTGTCTGCACGTTCTTTTGAACCTGTTGTTGCTAGGTGTTTTCTAAATTCTTCTTTTGCTGCGTCAGCAGTTGTAAATTTTGATGAGTATACATACCCAGTACCAATACGATTCCATAATGGAATATGCCATACCCAACCATTATCTAATGCATGACAGTCTGTGTAAGGGTGCATTTCTTTTTCAACATCTTCATAAGGTACTCTACATGCCCAAGCACAGTCGTTTGCTAGATAATCATCAAATGACAAAAACTCTTGCTTCATTGCTTTTTCTAAAAGCATTGATTGAAATCCTGTACAATCAATATAAAGGTCTGCTGATACTGTTTCTCCGTTATCTAATAAAAGACCGCTTATTTGATCGTCTTCCATATCAACGTGTACTACATCGTGATTTAACAATGTTACACCATTAGGCATAGCAATATTGTTTTTAAGATATTGTCCTAGTTTTGCAGCATCAACATGATATGCAGTATCCCATTTAAAACTATAATGTCTTAATTTTTGATCTGCATTTGTTGTGCCTTTGCACATATCAGAAAGATATGTGTTAGCGGTAGCATAAAATTTAGCGAATGTATCAGGAGTAAATTCATCTGGATATACAGTTGCTAACTCTGACCAAGCATCTATTCCGCCTGGTTTATCAGTCATATCAAAACCTAAACTAAAAGGATATTGAAAACTGGTACCGTCGTTCTCTCTAAAGTTTGTAAACCTGATTGAATTTTTGTATGTAGCATTACACTCTGCCATCCAGTCTTTATCTTCAAGACCTAGCAAATCTAAAAATTTTGTAATGTGACCGAGTGTACTTTCACCTACGCCTACAGTTTTTATGTTAGGTGATTCAATAATGGTTATGTCGATGTGTGGACATAGTTTAGACAGTGCGGCTGCTGACATCCACCCTGAACTTCCACCGCCGACAATCACCAATGATTCTACTCTCATGGATTGTCCTATCTAAAAATTACTTTTTTCTACTTACGATTTCTTCTTTGATTGCTCTTGGATTTTGCTTGTAATAGTCTGATAGAACTTCTTCTCTTGTTCTAATAATCTTTCCACCTGGACCTAATTCGTCTCCACGTGCATTTACTTTAGCATTTCCAACTGCTGGAAGTTCTTCATTTTTGAGATTAAGTTTCTCCATGTCAACTTCCTTACCTCTCATACTTCTTACTAGTGCCATTATATTTCTCCTTTAAAGAATTCGTTTAGTGGTATATTGTATTTAATACTATCTACCTTGTGTACTCCCATTAAATAGAGTACAAAACTAGCAACACTACTGCCTCTACCTACACCCCAAACAATATTCTTTTCTCTAAGTGTATCTATTATATATACCATCTGTTTAAGCAACGGAAACAAATTTCGCTTCTCATACTCTGCTAGTTCTATATTTACCCTGTCTAATTCAGCATCACTTGAACATCTGGCTAACAAATGTTGCTTAATGTCCATGTTTTGATATTTGTACGGAAGAAACCAATTAGTAGAATCTATTGATTTTTTTGGAAGTGGATAGTCAAGAAACTCTTTTTCTATCTTGTTTTTGTATTTACTAAGGTCATCAGTGCATACACAATGCTCAAGTATGTCCGGGCCATACTTAACTATGCCTTTAATAAGTTGTTCAGTAGTATTAGTTTCAGTCCACATTAATCAGTTGATCCAAATCTTTCTCTTGTTCATCAAATTTCGCTTGTATTGCTCTCTGGCGAAGTTCATTTCTATATATTGTAACAAAAGTTTGAAGTTGTGTCAACAGTTGATTATTGCCTAAACGGCTCGCTTGGTAATATTTTTTGTTCAATTCGCTTAGTTTAAGCTCTACCTCGGAGGTAGTCAATTCGGATAAATCTTGTTCTAATGGGTGAAACATATTAACTAAATGAGCCCAAATGCCTCATGTATATGAAATCTTGGCTATGGCGCCAAACTTCAATAAACACAGGGTCTGTGCTAGAAGTTAGTACAAGTGATGCCGGAAAACCGCTATCTTTCTTAATTACAGTTCCGCCTGTAGTTGTAAATGTTACTGCTCTGTCACCAACACCTGAAGTTCTAAGTTCTAAAGTTACTTTACTTACACCACTTTGGGCTGCTGTTTCTTCACCGTTTGCTGGATCTCCAGCAAAGTTTGTAAACTGTAAGTTAAGAGCTGATGATGCGTTAATAATAAAGTATGAGCCAGTTTGGTAATCAATCTCTGTTGTTGTACCTTCAACAAGTGGTACTGTACCCAAGTTGTTAAGTTTATCTCTGTTATTTGCCATAACAGCTCTTGTAACTTGGTTAAGTTGGAAGTCATTAATATATGCACCGCCGCCTGGATTAGATAATCTAGCAGTAGTTGACTCAAGACTAGTAATTTCAGTCTTGGCTGTGCTTAAACTTGTTTTAATAGTATCGAAATTGTCCCTGAATGTTTGGGTGTCGTTATCGGCACCTGCTACAGGAAAGTTTTCGTTTATGCTCAAATAATTTATATTACTCACGGTTTCTTTTCTCCACGTTGCGGGAATACAAAGTATTTATCCTCAATTTGCCCGTCAACTATATCTATGATATAGCGATCTGCAACAAAGTTAATAGACTTGAAATCAAACGCTTTTTGCTTGATTCTTGCTATAATACTGTCGGCTTTCCCTGGTTTTGTATAGCACAATACAAGTGCTTTGGTAAATCCAAGCTCATAAGTGCTTGTTTCTTGGATACTTCTCATCCATAGAGGTAAAAACCCTCTGTCTCTTTCCCCAACAGTTTGTATTCTCTTTCTCATGTTATTTACTGAATTAGGAAAAATTCTTTGATGATCTGAATCACTTACTAGAGGAACATCACTATCAATGCTAATACTGTCATAACTAACAATAATTTTGCTGTTAATATTATCAGGTAGTTCTACTACTTGCGATATACTTTTACCATTCTTTTCAAGATCGTCAATTAGATCAACATAGATAACTTCATATAAAGATGATTGTGTAGTTGGATCTTTTGCTACTGCTTTTTTAACATTACCAAACGTAAATCGTTTGTTGTAATGATTCCTGCCCATTGCAGAAACAAACAGTTGTGCTGTTTTACTTTCAATACCAGCAAATAGTAATGCTGTTAATTCACTTTGTACCCCATAGTTCTTATCACCATAACGATAAATTTCATCTGGTTTAAAAACAGTAGAGTCAGTAATAAAGTTAAACCATGATAATCTTTTCTCTTTTGATTGTAATGCTCTAACATATATGTTTGAGAACACTTTTTGATTATCAGCAACTACTTTAATTTTAAATTCTCTTGTGGCTTCGGCAAAGTTTGCACCGTCTTGTGCTTTAATTGTAAATTTAAACTCTTTATCAAAGGATGTTCGTTCTTGATCAAATGTTAAGCTAAAGTCTCTAGATCTAGTCGATGAATCTTCTCCAGCACTATCCTGCTCATAAAATCTAGTTAGGCCTAAACCTTTTTCATCTTCAAATTGTTTTACTTTACCTTGAATAAGTCCTGTAGGTAAAAATTCTAAGCCTGCAGGTAACTTTCCGCTTTCTAATGTGTATAAAATTCTACCACCATACAATAAACTTTTTGCTTCAACATACAAGTTACTTGGCTCGTTAGGCTTAATTGTTCCTCTATCAGAAGGTGTAACCCATTCAATTGAACTCTCAATCTCACCAATGATGTCTACGTTAAATGTTCTTTCAACAGTTGAAACACCTGGAACCCAATAGTCTGTATCAGTAGGTAATCTGTTTTGGTTTTGTACGATAGCAATGTAAATAATTCCATCATAAACAATTGCTTCGTTGACATTATAAATTCTAGTACTACTCCAACTACCTACAAGTGTGTAATTAATTGTTGCTAGATTTGCAGGAAAGTTTACAGCTCTCATAGTGAACTGGTAGTTTTTAGTTACTGCTGCTTGATACGGAACTTTACCAGAAAGGTCACCTGTTACAGTGTCAAGAGTAAGACCAGGTGGTATAGTACTTGGAGTACCGTCTGGATTATTTGCAACCAAGAAATAAGTTATTGTACCTGATAATGTAGGTGGATCGTAAACATCTAGTGGAATAGTTACAAAGTTATTTGCTCTATATCTACCTAAGTAAGGATCTGTAATCCATAGTGGCTGTCTATCTCCGCTGTTATCTGCTTGGAATAAATTTGTATCAACTTGTAATAATGTGTTGTCTGCTTTTAAAAATTCTTCAGTAACAACATAAATTTTAAATGTTCTATGTATAGCATTAATGCCGTCGGTAACCGCAATACTAAATGTGTATTCTCTGCTTAACTTTCTAGGTATTTGACTTCCTTCTGCGTAGTCAAATCTTTGTGTGTCATAAAAATATGTATCAAAACCAGTTGATGTATTTTTTGCAATATCAAGTGGAACAGTATCAAAAGAATGTGTGTCGTATGCTCCAGTGTTAGTTGAATTGTACTCTACAGCCTGCACAGGCTCCGTAAACCCACTGATCTTTCCTGTTTGGGATAAAGATAACCCTGGAGGTAAAAGTCCTCCGTTAGGCACCATATAGTAGCTCAGTGTTTCCCCTGCTGTAAGATCTTTATCAGTTGCTTGTAATTGAAAGTCTATCTTGGAATCGTCAAGTGCAAAGTATGCTTCTCCTTGCCCAACATTTAAATAACCTCTTTCAGTAATCCATTCTGGAAAGTCTGACCCAGTTATGGCCATACTAAATGTTCTATCCATACAGCCGCCAGTGCTGTCATCAGCTCTAATAACAAATTTCTTGACTGTGTGCTTTGTAACTTCTCCAGGTGCGCCTTTAATTACACCATTAGATAAAACACAACCTACAGGAAGTGCACCAGCAATTATAGAATATGATATTGTATTAGAAGTATCAGTAGACGCTTCTATTGGAATGTTGACTGTGATTCTTTCTTCGAAAGTACCTAGGTCTCCTGCTGGCGTTATCCAAGTAATTGCCATTTAGAATTTGCTCCTTATAAACCGCCAACATCTAAATTGATTCCTGAATCATACGTTAGTGTACCAAAATCAATATTAGATCCTTGCAGTGCTAATTGTATGGCATTTTCAAACCCTGAAGCTCCAACAGGTCCAAAGTCGTATGTTGTTAAGTATTCAGTTACCGGTACAATAGTTTTAAATTTAATAGTGCTGCCTACAGCGGTAACTTCGATATCTTTGAATCCGTTTTCTGATTGTGGCGCACTAGTACCTTCCATAGTAATTTGTTGGTGTGTATTAGCTAACATACTACCACTATCTGTATCGATTCTTGTAAATGCATCTGGTGCTGTACTAGCAACGATGATAGCTTCTGGGCCTTCGTCAAGTTGAATTTTAGTACCAGCTACTAGTTTTCTAAAGTTTAGGTTTGCACCAACTTTATCTTTAAACACACTAACACCGTTAGCACCTGTATTGGTTGCAGTAATTGTTAATTCTGTTTCAAGTGTTGAAAAGTTTGTATTAACTTTCTGGAATGCTGTTCGCAGATCATCACCTAATCCATCGTTTACAATATTACCTATGTTTATTAATTGTATCGTCATTTGTCACTCCTAATGTAGATCCGCCCAGCCTGCTGTACTGTCACCATTTGCATCAGCAGCGTATCCTTGAAACTTTCCTGTTGTTGTATTATAAATCATCATACCTAACACTGGTGTAAGTGCATCTACTTGAGTCTGTGTTAGTTGCGGTGGGCCAACATATAATTCTGTAAAGTTAGAATTAATTTTTTCAAACGCTCCACGTAGAGTATCGCCTGTTCTATCGTTTGCGGATGTTCCAATGTTTACTGTAAGTTTTGCCATCTATCCGCTCCTATACCCAACTGCCAATTGCAATTTTGCCCCAGCCCGTACTCTTTCGGACATAAACATAATTGTCATCAACTCTGATTTCGCCAACTTCTGCTGCTTCTGTTTCTGAACTTGGAGCAGCACTGTTTGGTGCAATCTTACCTGTAACTGTGCCTGTTGCACCATCAATTACCACGGAAGAATCATCACCAAATACTGAACCTCTAATATCAATAGTTGCAGTACCATTTAGCACTGCTGCTGGTATTGTACTACTAACACCATCAACAAGTATTGTACTGTCGTCACCAACTACAGTGCCTTTTAAATTTCCAGTAATTAAATTTGCAGTTAATGAGTCTGTAGCAATATTACCAGTGAACCAAGCATTTTCAAATCTGTTACCATCAGCACCAACATCAACTGAAATAGTATTTGGTGCTAACGCTCCTACCAATACACTTCCTGAATCAACGTTACCAACAATCTTGCCATCGACTCCGTCAACTAATAATGTGCTATCGTCAGCAACAACCGAACCTTTTACTTCTCCAGTATGTACACCTGCACTTGGACCAACTAAGTTTCCTGTAACTGTTCCTTGTACTCCACCGTAGTGTGTGCCGTTTGTATCTGCAAATACTGGAGCAACAATTCTTCCAAGCACACCGTCTACTAATATTGTGCTGTCATCTGCAAATACTGAACCTGTTATATCAATTTTTTGATCAAGTGCAACAGTAATTTTATCGTTAGGCGAATCAAGTGTAATATTGATACCATAACCGTTTTCAAATCTTAAAATATCAGCAGTACTATCTGCTGCAATACTTGTTTGTCCGTCAACAGCAATTTGTTGGAATGTTGGAACTGCTGGAGCAGAGTTTGTAACAGTTGCAATACCTGTTGCAGGATCTGTCGAAACTGTAATACCAAAACCTTGTTGTACTTCTAGCACACCTGTGTTAGTAAACTGCACAGCACCAGTTGTTGAACTAACAGTGATACCTTCTCCTGCTGTTCTTCCTGTTGCTCTACCTGGAATGTTAGTTGTGTTTTGTGCAGATGTAACACCTGTGTTAGTAATTGTTACATTGCCTGTTGCTGAACTAACCGTAATACCTGTACTTGCAATTGCTTGTGTTACACCATCGTTAATAAATGTAATACTGTCCGCATCACTTCCTGCTACTAGTTGTACACCAGTACCACCATAAAATGATAAAGTATCGTTTGTGTGATCAGCTTCAACAATATCACCGTCATCTAAGTTAATGTATCTAAAATATCTTTTCTCTGGATCAATAATTAAGTCACCGCCAATGGTTGAACCAAAAGGTAAATCAACTTTACCACTTTCACCTTTAACGTGTGCTGTACCTAAGTATAATCCGTTATCTTCGTTACCTGCTGATGCCAGTGTTTCAGCAATGTGTACTTCTTTCCATTTATGTGTGGCATCACCTAAAACTTTTTGTGCATCGTCTGCCGGCTTAACAGAAGTTGTAAGTGCTTCTAAGTTAAGTGTACTAAATTCATTTAGTCCTTGTGTTTTACCAATTGAATCATATGCAGTAAAGCCTGTACCATTAACTGCCGAACTAATTCCTGCATCTGTGTAAAGGGCAAAAGTATTACTTGTTAGTACATCTGCATAGTAAGTATTACCATTTAGTTGTGTCATACCTACTACATCTGTAATAGTTACACGTTGTCCGTCAGTAAGTCCGTGTGCTGTTGAAGTTGTAACTACAACAGGACTTGCTTGGGTAGCATTAGTAATTGTTTTTTGCTCGCCGCCTGCAAGTGTTGCACCGATAGTTACGAAGTTTGCATTAATATCATCTAATGCACTTTTAAACTTATCCCATAAAAGTGGTGGATTACCAGGCTGTATGTTTGAATTATATGCCATTAGTTTCTCCCTACCGCTACTTCAATTGTGCCTATATGATCACTATCATATGCTTCAATTGCTTTACCAATAATTGTACCTGCTCGTACATCACCATCTGCTACTGTACCAACACCATGTATGCCTGCACACACAATTAAATCACCCTTTTCAATCTTGCCAACTACCTTACAAGGTACTCTACCTTGTAGTGCAACAAGATTTTTTAATCCAGGGCATCCTGCGTACATAACATATGCTGCTCTATCCGAAACAACACCTGCTACTTTTGGATCACCCCTCTTATTAGAAGTTGTGACCTCCTTGTCACCACCAAATACTAACACTGTTCCGACTTCGTATTCCTTGTCACCTTCGTAGTATTCTGCAAGGTCAGCTGCATATGTTGCTTCAAACCTTGATTCACTTGGAGTTGTTCCTGTTAATGTCCAACGTCCTGTTACTGTACCTGACGTAGTATTACCACCAGTTGTTAATGATGTTGTAATAATTGATGATGCTTCAACTGGTGCAAGTGAAACACCGCTCTGCGTTCTAAACTGGTGATAGTCATTATCATAAAAGTTTCTCTTGTCTGTTGCAAGTGAACCGTTCTGTAAATATAAACCACCACTACCGCTTGAACCTGTAAACAATCTTACGTAACTTGCAGATCCTGATGTACCGTAACCTACTGCTGTATTACCGTTAACAGTAAATGAACTTGTAGCGTTCCAAATTCTTGCACTAGCATCTGCATTACCATCTCTTTGAACAAGTTGACTTGCACTTGCGTTTGCAGTTGCTTCAATAATGCTGTAGTCACCATCAGCGGTGTTACTTGAACTACTAATTCTTCTTAAGAATCCAGTTGAACTAAATTGTGATTTCTTAATAGAACCACCTTGATCAACAACAGTTGTAAACAAAATGTCTACTGGAGTACTAGCACTTAGTAAATTATTACCTAATACACTCTTACCAGCAACGTTTTCTAGTTTTGCTTTAGTAATTGTACTATCTGTAATAGTTACCCAACCGTCTGTAATAGTAAAGAACGTATTATCAAATGCTGCAATACCTTTATTGGCTTGTGTAATTCCTGTTGGATTTGCACGTACTTGAGCATCTGACATGTTTAATTTACTTTGTACAATTGCTGCTGAAGCATTAATATCAGCGTTATCAATTACGCCTGGTTGAATCTGTGCGTCAATTGTATTTGCAGTTGAATCAATACCTAAAGCAATATCACCTACAACAGATGCATTAATAGCATCGTTGTTATTACCTGTGAATACAAGTATATCATTTGCTTCAAGATTAGTTAGTGTAAATTCTTGTAAGTTACTAAATGTTAAGTTTCTTAAGTTAACTACGTCTTGTGGCTGTGTTGGATCACCAACATTGATCAGTTTAAATCCACCTTGGTCAATTGGGCCTTTCATAGCCAGTGAACCGTCTAGCGCCATAAAGCCGCCACTGATTGGTGGAATTAAGTTTGCTGATGTTACTGGAGCACCACCGTGTGTGGTACCAAGACGTCTTTCAATGTAAAGTCTAGTTGCGTTTTCTGTTGGTACTGTATCAACAGCGTTGTCAGTCATACCAGAATCTGTACTAAATTCTGAAATTGGAACACCACGTTTAAATCCAATACCGTCCAAGTTACTCAATGCAATCGCTGCTGAGAACGTAACCTGTCCAGTACCTTGGTCAACTCTAAAGTACGGTCCAACATTGAAGTTACCAAATTGGTCAGTGGTTACATAGAACACACGTCCAACGTTTCTCTCTTCGGTTTCTGTATCAGGATTAAACGCATTAACTGATGGTCCATAAATTTCTGTTGGATAGTTAGTATCAGCATATGATCCTGTACCAATCTCAAGTAAGTCATGAGATGTAACACGAGTCAATGAAATTCTAATTGTTAGTTTACCATTAGCACCGTCTGTTCCTCTTGATACAGCAGATTTAATTGTGTATGATGATTGGTATTGTGTAAGAGAATCTACTAAAGGTCTGTCAAGTGTAATTCTTGCCCAAGGTTTACCAACTACGGTTTCATTTTCAAACAAGTCAATTACATAAACTTCACCGTTGAATACAAATGTACTTCCTTGTACTCTTGATCTTTCCTGAGGAGCAACAGCAACAATAGCAAATGTACTATCGCCTGCAGCACCAGTTGGTGTATAGTATGAATGTGTTCCACTTTGAACACCTGTTGTATCAACTTGTACAGCACCTGACAGTGTCGGATATGCTACACTTATTGTAAATGTATTTGCATCAAGAACTGTGTGTACAAAGTAATGTGTACTTGTGTTAATTCCTGTTGGTAATGATCCTGTTGTTGTGAAAACAATTGGATCACCTTGACTAAAGCCATGCGATACTTTTGTAATCACAGCCGGAGAAGCTATTGATATTGTACAAGTTTCTGTTGTACCTGCTTTCGCTTCGCCTGGCTTGTATAGTGTTAAGTCAATATAGTTGTAGTTCTCTCTAAGTGTTGTAATAGTCAAGCCTTCAATGACAGCTGAATGTGTACCTGTACCTGTGTCGGTTGTTGTTACAGGTGTTGATCCATTAATAACACTTGAAAGTTCAAACTGAGTAGCAGTTAAGTTTTCTTCCCTGACCCAATAAGTTTCACCTGATGTAATTCCTGCTGGTAATGTACCAGTTGAAGTAAAACTCAATCTGTAGTTGAATAATTGTTTGTGTGGTACAACACATTTAATAGTTGGAGTACCTGTTGTTAATGTTAGAGCTGAACCTCCAGCACTTGTACTTAATACAACACTATTGTATGTTGGAACATCAATAATATGATAAGTTGTACTTGCAGTTATTCCGTTTGCAGTCGATCTTGGAACAATAGTGTCTCCAACAATTAATCCGTGATTCTGACTAAACGTAGCAATGTTTGAAGTTGCTGTTGTTGCATTAATAGTTGCAAGGAATGTACCTACACCTGGTGCTGCCGCTGTAAATTCTACTTCATAGTTGCCTCTTGAATCTGCCGCTGACTCAAACTGTAGGACACGATAAACATCTGTGTATTCTTGTAATATTAAACCAGTTGATGGCCTTGTAGCAACATCAACAAGTTCACCAGTTAGCATAACCTGTGAGTTAGAACGTAACGACATCTTGGTATTGTCTGCAATAACAGCAAACAAACCATCGAAGTTACCAGTTGTATCACTTGTTAAGTTTAGTTTAGCAGTGCCTGTTGGTAAGTCTGTAGTTGAAACTGATGTAACAGGATATCTATAAATTACATTACCATGGTCAACTTCAAGTTCTGAGTTGTTAAGTGGTGTGTAATCATATCCGTCAACGTAAAGGAACAGTCCACCTTGCGTGTTTGCAAAACCTGCACTTGGGAAATAACAATAAACTGTCTGTGCAAGGTCATTGTATAATGAAGTTGGTGTTGGAACCTCAAGTGGATCTGAACCATCTGCAACTAATGCGTAGATACCATGTGCAGAAGAACCACCAACGGATCTAATCTGCGCACCATTAAGTGACATGTAAGATGCGTAACAATAGTATGTAAACATCGAAACTGCTTCTGTTAAGCCACCGTTAGTTGCAAGTAGGCCGTAACCCATATCAGCAACCTGTGTAAAGTCATTTGATAGCATTGATCTGTTACCAGGCATCAATACTTCATAAATTCTTTCTATTGAGTGTGTTCCGCTGCCAGAACTTGTTGTTGCAATAGATATTCCGCCTAGTGTATCACTAACTTGGAATGTATTAGTTGTTAAATTAACACCTGAAACAACATAATCTTTACCAACAACTAGTCCGGTCGGTAGTGATCCTGTTGTTGTAAATCTAACAACAGCACCTTCTTGTAATTTGTGTGCTGATGAAGTAATAACAGCAGGGTTAGCGTTTGTAATTGTTGCGGTAACAGGTCCTGCGGTTCTAGTAAATGGTGTAGTTTCATCTAAAATAAATGATGCTGACGAGCCGTTTTTGTTAAAGACAACATCTCTAACATAGTTTACTCTAAATACTGTGTCATCAACAATAAACGAACAAGGTAGTTGTGGTATTCTGTCTAGTCCTGTTACTTCAATTCTTGTATTTGTTGTTGACGAAGCGTGTCTAAATTGTAAGTTACCAGCAAATCCGTCAACAAACATACCACCTGCAAACGTTTGTTTGTTTATTGATTTTGAGAATGATGCTGATTCTTGACAGTATGGTGACTTAGCAAGGATTTGTCCTTCTGGGTCAAGCACCATCATAAAGCCGCCATGTCCTTGACCTGTAACAGCTCTAATAATGTTAGCGTCGTTCATTAAGAATACGTCTAACTTGTCGTTCTCTTCTGGATAGTTAACACTACCTGATCCGTCCATTACATCTTCAATAGCATCAAATAGTTCAGCAACAACTGATTGTGTTCCTGTTTCTGCTATAAATGATGTATCAATAATTTGTATCGCTGAAGTTACTGTTCCTGGTAATGCTATGTTTTGTATAACATAATCAATCGCTGTTTGCGCTCTTTCAAGACCTGCAATTGTTTGTGAAAGTTGTGTAGTAATTGCAACTCTACCACTTGCACTTTGATAGTATTTTAAACCTGCGGAGATGGTTCTATTATAACCACCATACTTCAGGTCAAATATCATAGCATCAATAACTAATCCTACATCACGTTTACATAGTACTTTGTTATATGTAAATGACTGAGTAAATGGTGCAGTGTTTGAAGCAATCTGTGAATCGATCCAATCAACAACTTCGTTTTGAATGAATGATTTATTAAGTTTGATAAGTTCTGCTGCTTTTCTATAAGCACCTTTATTATTAACTTTAGGATAAACTGGTTGTGTTGAGTCTGACAGATAATGATGACCATACAATTGCGTAGCAGTTGTCAACCCATCGATATTTGTATCTCTTCTAAATTTCTGGAATGCCCATGGCGAACTTGATGTACCTGATCTTGGTTTAATAAGAACACGTCTGAATTCATCACCAATGATTGCAACGTTCTGCGGTACTTTAAGTGGATAGTTTTCTTGATAAATTCCACTTTCAATAAGGACCGCAATTTGAATTTGGTTAGTAATGTCACCATATGAAATAGGTTCGTCAGTAATAAACGTTCCGTATTTGATGTCTACATCAAATATCTCTCGCCCTTCACTATCTAATGCACCTTCGTGTGCAAGAATCTGTGCAAGAGCACCTGAGGTTTCACCACGTAAGTATAAACCTTCTCTAATATCTCTTGTTCTAAATGCTACAGGAGTGTCAGTTAAAACATCACCAGTGTAGTCTGTTCTATAGCCATCTGTTTTTAATAAAAATCTTGGTAAGTCAACATTAACTGTTGGTAGTGTTGTAAATCCTGATCCAGCATCTTGAATATCAATTCCAGTAATGGTTCCGCCTGTAATAATTGCTGTACCGAATGAACCAGTTGATCCAGCGCCGCCTGTAACACGTACAGACACCAAACTGTAACCTGATCCACCATTACTAATATCAATTCCGTTTACTTTATATGTTACGTCAAATGTAGCACCTATACCAAATGTTGAGTCAGACGTTGTAACAACTCCACTCGTTCCAGGCAGTACAGTGTAATCACCTTGTGCTAGAAGTTTAAATGTTGTAATAGCACCTGGTGTTGTTGCTGTTGATAATACTTCAATAGTTGCATTTGATCCTGTACCACCTTGTAGTGTAATAATATCACCTGATTGATAGTTAGCACCTGGTGCGTTCATAGTGACAGTGTCAACGCTCATTCTTGCAGAACCAGCAAAGCCTACACCTGAACTTGGTGATGATATAATTTGTGAAAGTGTTACAGTACCTGCGCCATTATTGTATGTAAGTTGTTTTTTATAAGGCCCAATATCGTCTTGAGATTCTAATACAAGTTCTTCAGCACGTTTTAGTGCTGCTTCAATTGTTCTATAAGCATAAGCAAGAGCTCTACCTTGCAGTTCTTCACTTACACCTACTCTTTCATCTTGGCCTGATGTAGCAACATATAAATTTACCTTACTACCAAACGATGCGTTATCAACATATTGTTTTGTTGCAGCAATCAAGCCGTCATATAATTCGTCATCTGCAGGTTCCGGACTTCTGCTTAAAATTAATGGGCCTGTCATTGTACCAAACGCTACATTTGGATTGCCCGTTGCCGGATCAATAGCAGCAATACCTGCTCTTGAAATCTTTGTATCTACATATTCTTTGTTTGCTGCTTCATCATTTGAAACCGGAATATCCATATCCTTAATACGATATGTGTTACCACCCGATGCAACAGATAAGTTACCACCTAGTTGTGGACTAGGGTCACCTGATATTTCACTAAATTCAGTAGCAACAATAATTTGGTTTGAATTAGAAGTATCATCGATTGTGATACCTAAACCTGCTGTAATTTGTTTAAATTGTAACCCGTCTGTTGTTGGGTTAACCGCTAGGACAGCACCTTCTTGACCTAAGAACGTTTGTGGTGTATCGTCAAGGGCAATAAAAGTAAGTTTTTCGCCAAGTCCTAGCGAGCTATATAGTTCTTTAAAATTATCATTCGTCTTACGAAACGAATCTCTAATACTATCGCCGGTACCGTCGTTACCTATTGCGCCTATATCTACAATCTTACGTGCCATCTACTAAGTCTCCAAGTATCTTATTCCTAATGTATTTAGCCAATAATTTTACAAGCCTAATGTAAAATAGTAAATACATGCATGTTCATTAAAACTGAAAAAGTACATACTCACTATAAACGGCAGAGTAAACTTGGCAAAAAACACGAATATCTTCGTGAAAAAACCGTTGTTCATCTACAGTGTGATAACTGTGATACTGTATTTACCAGGGATCTAAAAAAGATGAACTCAAGCCGGTTGAACAATAATTATTTCCACGTTTGTAATAATTGCGATGCTAAACGTTTTGCACAACGTAAAGGTGTAGAACAAAAACAAGTCTGGGATATGCCAGCTAATGCAGACTTGCCGTTATCTAAATACTAAACTGCTCGTTGAGCAAGTTCTCGTTTTACTTTTACTATAAGTTTAGGCTTTGCATTACTGCTATCTATATAGTCTACAAGCTCTTGAGTAGCTGTAGATTTCATATAGAAGTGTTGGGTTTCAGTTTTACCTGTTGTTTTGTTTCTAATTTTTTGTGATGGTTTAAATTTTACAGGCATTATTCAGGCCCTCCGTTATGCATACGTTTTGCTTTCTTTTCATCCCAGTCCTTTAGAGCCTTTTTAATAGAATCTTCTGCTAGAACTGAGCAGTGTAATTTAATAGGCGGAAGATCAAGTGCTTTTGCTATGTCTTTATCCTTTATTTCTAATGCTTGAGACATTGTAAGTCCTTTAAGCATTTCAACAAACATAGTTGAACTTGCTATTGCACTACCACAACCGTATGTTTTAAACTTTACATCTTCAATAATATCAGTATCTGGATTTACTTTAAGATCAAGTTTCATAACATCACCACATGCTGGTGCGCCTGTCATGCCTGTTGCCACGTTTGGGTCTTTAGGATCAAAGCGACCAACACCGTGAGCATTAGGGTTTGCGAGAACAGATTCGAATCTGTCTACTACTTGTTTTGAATATGCCATAATGTAATGTGATTTTTTCGTTTATTATACAACAACTTAGTGAAGTTGTCAACCAATTGTATTTAGCTATGATTTTATCTCTTTTATATTTTATGACAGTCTTAAGTGTATAAATACAGTATGACCATAAAATTATACAGAGAAATAGTCATTGAAGCAGATACAGTTCGTGAAAACTTAGTGCAAGAAAAATTGCCCTATGAAAAGAATGAACTGGAAGTAATGAGCAGCGACACACTTGATTATCATTATGGCAAACTTGCGTCAGCGTATGTTAAAAGATACAATGACAAAGAGGGAGATGATGATTTCAATTATGGAGGCGCGAAGTTACATAATTTGTTTTTCCCTCAGTTACAACCTGTTTCTGTTGGTAATAAACCTACAGGAATATCTAAAGAACTTATTGATAGCAATTTTGGTTCTTTTGAAAACTTTAAAGAAGAGTTTTCAAAGGTGGCCATGGGCATTCAAGGTTCAGGTTGGTTGTATCTTGATACCAAAGGACGAATCAAAACAATTAAGAATCACAGTTACAAACGTGGTATGAAAATTGCGTTGTTAGTTGATTGGTGGGAACATGCATGGGCATTGGATTATCAAGCAGATAAATCAAAGTACCTTGCAAATATTTGGAAGATTATAAATTGGTCAGTAATCAATGACCGCATACAAGGAGAATAATATGAATCCTATTAATTGGGTAAAAGATAGACTAGAAGAAAGAACATCATGGGACGGCGCAGTTCTAATTGGTGTTGGAGTAGTTGTTTTAATCGCAGGACCATTTGCGAAATTAGCAGCCTATGCAGCCATCGGGTATGGTATTTGGACACTATGGAAAAAACAGGACTAGTTAAACTAACTCAATCAGCGGTCGATCACATGACCAAGCTGATAGATGAACAAGGTAAACCCATCGTCAGACTCAGTGTCAAAGGCGGCGGGTGTGCCGGTTTCGGTTATGAGTGGGCCATGACTGAAGAATTAGAAGAAAAAGATGAAATAATTAACCTACCAAACGGCAAATTCGCTATAGATCAATTTAGTATAATGTATGTTGCAGGTACTGAAGTTGATTTTATTAAAGAAGTATTTGGTTCACAACTTGTAATTAGAAACCCTAATGCAACATCAAGCTGCGGTTGCGGCGAGAGCTTCTCGGCTTAAATCATATTCGTATAAAGCCTTACTAGCAAGATTCTTTGCCTTGCTTTCTACCATAATATCTGCTGTGTCTCGAAAAGTAAGAGCCCAATCGTTAACAGCCCCATTCCACATAAAGTCACTATGAGCACGTAGTTTTTGTTTTTTGTATCCTTGTTCAAGTAAACTCTCCATATCTGGTAAAGTGTTAGTGTCGTGATCGATTAGTAAGTCCTCTCTCGATACTGAATAATGTATTACAGGACGTACACCACGCCATGAATCTATCATGCGTAGATATCTATCGTCGGTGGGACGTATATATTCGCCTGTACGGACCCAGTGATGGTGTATGTCCAATACCAATGCGCATGTGTCAACAAGTTCGAGGCTGGCGTCGATGCCCCATGACATTTCATCGTTCTCGATCGTAATCGTGTTTCTCGCTTCTGGAGAAAGTCTTGTGTTAACTGCGTGTTTGATACCGGCTGGACCTTGCCTGCCTGATATATGGACGTTACATTTGAAGTCCTGGAAGGTACGCCCGTATCCCATCCAGCGTATGATGTCGGTGTGATATTCAAATTCTTCTATGCTCCGTTCTACTATATCAGGGTTGTCACTAGCAAGAACAGTAAACTGCCCAGGATGCATAGACAAGCGTACATTAAGTTTTCTTGCAAGTTCACCGACTGGTTTGAAATGTGTTTCACAATACTTGACCACATCAGGACGTTTCCAAAAATAGCCCCAAGTAGGCTCAGTGTATACAGGAAGTACGTCACTTCCAAGCCGGACCATTCGCAATTCATTTGGTAAATTCCCTACATATTCAATTAGATTATAGTACGACCGAATATTGTGTACCATAATATCCCATAGGCGTTGTTCTGCAACTTCTTTAGTTTGCCTATTCAACCAAGCAACTGTTGTGCTTCTGGTATTTAGAGGTCGTTGGATTTCTTCTAGCAGTTTTTTCTTCTGCGTTTGATCGTGCCACATGTATTTGCAGGCAAAGCCTATTCTCTTATTCATACTTATAGTATACTACCTTCTTGTGTTGAAGTCAATCGAGGATCACTTAAAATTCTAAATGTTTCTTTCCAATCATTGACATGATAAATCTTTGAACGTTTGAAGTTTTGTCTTAGTGCTTCGGCAATAGGAAAGTCATTTCCTGCAGGATCACAACGATCGCCAAAGAACATAATACTGTCATCTTTGTCAAAGTCTACAAGTATCTGACTTTTATCTGAGCCAATAGGCGCAATATCTAAACCTGTTTCTCCGCCTACAGTCGCCTGCATATCAGAGAATTGTTTGTTGAATAAGTCAGCAATTATGCTACGTTCATTGTGTTTAGTGTCATACTTTGCGTATAACTTACGTTCGCCCATTGTAGCATTGCGACCTACAATACTAAAGTTAATCATACCTGGTCGTTCTTCAATATGTAATCCTGTACGTAGTGGAAAACTACTTTCTTCTAATTTGTCTTCTAAAAAAACTCTTGCGGTGTGTGGAAGTTCCCACGGGCTTCTTCTTACATTTACACTCGACTCATATACATCTGCACCACTACAATTATAAGCACGTCTAGCCAAGCCGTAGATAACATTACCTATCTGTTCTACAGTTTTGTTTTTATCGCTACCAGTAACGAGATAAACTTTGTTTTCTGTGCAAAAGTCAAAGAAGAATTTTGAGAACTCTTCGTCCATCTTTTGACGACTTGGCGTCAATGTACCGTCTACATCGAATATAAACTTCATACTGTTTATTCCTCTACCGGAATATCAGTATAAAATCTGTTAAACTGTTCCCAGAACATGTATTCGTCATACACTTGAGAACCATAAACGATTGCTAACTCTAGCAAAACAATTATGGCTAGTACTTTTAGTATTACGTTAAGCATATTTTCCTTTCTCTAAATTTTAGCGTTGGGATGTTTTTTACGAAAACGATCAAACAGTTGTTTAATACGTTTCACCTTTGCAACAACATTATCTGTTTTTGCAAACTTATGATGATTAGCATATGTAAATGCATCTTCAATGTCTTTTTCGAGATCACCTGCTTCGTCAATAATAATCTCATGATCGTGTAGCATACTTCTACTAATAGGTACAAACTGTGCAAGTGGAGTACCTGCTTTAACCAATGTTTTACCTTCTAGTACATGCCAAAATAATTGAATTGGAATGGCATGCATGTACATAGGATCAACTATGCCATATGCAGCCGTAAATCTTGTTTCGTTGTTATAGGACACTGGCATTTGTAACAGCAACATATCTTCACTTGCTTTTACACGCCAAGGTGTTTCAACTTTAACTGCTGAATTTAAGTAAGGCTTGTTTGTGTTATCAGTGTCATGAGGAATAAGTGGCTCAGTTTGCCAAGGTGCATGCCAGTTGATATAGTATTCCCAACCTTTTATATTGTAATTTCCTGTGCTAGGTTTTACAAACTGAAAAGGAACTTCCCAACCAATGCCACCGTCTACATTAGGACCTGTAGCAATTGTAAAATCTGCAGGAGCTCTCATAATATATCCTGACTTCATAAGCGGCTTAATGCCAGGACAGTTTTTAGAAAGTTGATTGCCGCTTTCAGGCCTTACTCTACGTGTTCCAACATCGTTGAAATCACGTTCTGCCTTACCAGCAGGCTCAATAGGATACAATTCTGCTACATTAGGATCTAATGAGTAGAAACGTAACCAAGATTTTTTCTTTCTAAAACTAAACATACTTACAGTATACAGTCATTATTTCCAGTTGTCAATGATTAACTTGTCTTTTACTTGTCCAGGATTTGGATCACCATGAAAAACCATAATAGAATTTTCTTTTGGAGGAACTACATCATCTCTAACAGTTTTAAACTGTCTTTGTCCGTCTTTCATATGAAGCTCACTCTTATCTCGTATTTCCCATTTATAACTCATAACCCATTCTTCAGGCCAAAATTTAAGAACTTCTCTACAATTTTGCCAAATCCAATCTTGATCACCATGAAGTCTTTGTGCTTGTGCTGGATTAGCCATAAAGTTTTGGTAAACATGAGATTGTGTTCTAGCATTCCAAGCCATAACAGAACTGTTTAGATACTTGTAGTTTGGATGGAACTTTCTATTAAAATCTCTAATGCCCATAAAGTCATCTAACCAAACATTGCACAGTTTATCAATATTGTTATGAATAACAACATCTAAATCCATATATAATATTCTACCTTCTAAAGGAAGACTAGGATCAAACATATGAACTTTGTGCCACCAACCTCTTGCGTAACCTTTATTAGGTATAACAATATTGTTTACACCCTCTAGTGGCTTAGGATCATCTGTTAAACAGTTAAAACGATACGGCACAGTAATATGTCTTGCAACCATATCACGTAACTTTATAACATATTCATTTCCGTATTTGTTGCCAAAGCGTACACAAAGAATTTGTGTAACAGGACCATGCTGATTGTTCTCTCTAAGAGCTTTACTCTTACGAAGTTCTTTTTCTAAACGCCTAGCTCTCTTTTGTGCTTTACGTTCTTCTTTTGTGAAGTTGTGATTTTCTAATGCCATTCATTGCTACTCGGCATGACGAACTATGCTGTCAACGACAGATTCAAAGTCATGTAAATGAAGTGCGTTTGGACCATCGCTTGGTGCGTTATCTGGATCTTGGTGTACTTCTAAAAAGAAATTTCTAATACCCAAAGCACTACCTGCCCTACATAAGCCAGGAACGTAATCCCTATTGCCGCCGCTACTGCTTCCGTTACCGCCTGGTTTCTGTACTGCGTGGGTGGCGTCAAGCACAATAGGAGTATCGTAATTATTAAGCATATAGTCCAAGCCGGTAAAGTCAACAACAAGTGTATTGTATCCAAAACTTGTTCCCCTTTCTGTTATCCATACTTCTTTGGCACCTTGTGTTTTTGTTAAAATGCTTTCAACATCCCAGGGTGCAAGGAACTGACCTTTCTTAATATTAACAATCTTATCTGTAGCACAAGCAGCCTTTACTAAATCTGTTTGTCTACATAAGAACGCAGGAATTTGTAATGCATCAACTACATCATTATATGCTTCAGTAATGTAATCAATTTGTTCTACAGTGTGTACATCGGTAATTGTGTTTACACCGAACTGTTCTTTAATTGCTTCAAAGTCAGTAAGTGTTGCATCCATACCAATACCACGTATTCCTTTGATGCTGGATCTATTTGCTTTATCAAAACTGGCTTTGAAATAATATTCAATGCCGTGTTTATCGCAAACACGTTTACACTCTTTTGCAATCATTATACTGTCAGTCAATGTTTCATGCTGACATGGTCCTGCAATAATTCTCATGACGTTCCTCCTGGCGGTGTTAGATCAGGTGTAATACAATGTAGTGCTATGTATCCCGGATATAAATTGTCTGCTGTAGCAACACCTTGCTCACAGTTTGCGAACTCGCCCACCTTAACAATGTCCCACGGCATATACGCCATAGTCATCCAAACATATACTACAAATATTTTCATTTGTTATCCTTCGTAGATTGCTGAATTTGCACCGTGTTCTGCACACTCTACACGAACACAATAACAACGATTATTTGTTTGTTCTCTAATTAAATCGTTCGCAAAGTTAAATGCATGTTCCGCAAATTTTTCTGCACCAACACCATCGAATTGTCTAATCTCTGCAAGTCCTAATGTTTCTAAACGTAGCAGTTCATCTTTCATTGGATCTGTTTTATCAATACAAGTTTTGTGATCAAATGAATCTTCAAGCCAAGCCTTCAGCGGTTTAAGTCCACCAAAGTCAACTGCCCAATTTTTATTATCTAAATCTGAACATCCAAATGTAAATTTAAATGCTAGACTGTAACCGTGTAGCAAATGACAATGTGAATGTTCTGCATTCGGCTGCCTAAATACTGCACTCAAGCCAATGTTATGACCATAAGTTTTTGTACTAAAGTATTTTCCCATATTTTTATCTCCTATATATGAGCGGCAGAATTGGAAGGGTTGACGCTAAGACCTTGTTAAACATATTAGTAATTATACACTAATTAGATTGTTTGTCAAGATATTGATTTATAAAATTGTTCAAAATGAACATTAGGCTTTTGCCAGATAGGAGGAAAGTCCCATTCATGCATATTTTTTATTGTAAATTTTTTGTGAGGATGATTTTTAAAAACCTCGCCAATTTGTATTTTCCAGAAACTAGGATCGATTGGATGTGTGTCAGCATCAGCATAGTTGTTTGTACCTTTATACAAATTATTAACTTTATGATTGTTACCGTAAAGATCAAATCCTAGCAATGTGATATTATCTGATTCAAGAGTTGCTGCAAGTAAAACAGCATACGGACCACTTCCCCAATTAATTGGTTGATTGTGTTTTTGTTCGTCTTTAGGTGTTATATAAGGAACAGAATTTATTCTTTTGTCTTTTCGAACTTTACGAAAGTATTGATAGTTTTCACCTCGAACATATATCTTGGTGTTCTTTGTGTTCTCTCCATCAACTGCTTCAAGTACCATGCGCCTATCACAGCACACAAGATGATCAACAGCCATATCTCTATGTACTGCATTGCAACCTACTATTTCGTAATTTGGGTAAATGCGGGCGATGTCTAGCCCTTTGCGACTTTCTCCGTTACCTAAAACTAAAGTCCCGGGCACTCCGTGTTACCTGATTTCTCCAAACGGTGCCCATATGCCAGGGTTACCTGCTTGGATACAAACCCAACCAATGTATGACTTCTGTCTTGCTCTTGAATTCCAGCAAATATCACCTTGATTGAAGTTACCACCTTGTGGTGCTTCAACGCCATTGATATGAAGTGCATTGTTGAATTTAATTGCGCCCCTAACATGCAAGTCAACTGTGCTGTCTGGGTTGGAAACTCCTACTGCTAGTTTGCCTCCAACAAAGCCGTCTTTAGCAATGCGTACATCGCCGCCAGCTTCTACAGTTAGTCTAACTTGATTATCTGTTTTTACGTCTAATTGATGACTACCAAATGTGCCAACAAATCCTTTTGTTGACTCATCTGTACCCATAATAATTTCTACACCATCTTCTGCTATACTTACAGCAGCATTTGGCTGTTCAGTACCAATACCTAATCTATCTGTACCTGAGTCAAAGTAAATGTATTGATTGATTGAAAGATCACCATCTACTACTAAACCTCTTAATCTACCAACTGATTTTAAATTACTGTTTACTACACTGGTTCCTAGTGTGTCTAGTGTTAGTACTTCTAAATTGTTTATTTTAATTGCTTTATTTTTTGCAAGGTCAATATTTTCTGTTGAAAAGATACTCTTTGTATCTTCCATATAAGATAATTGTTTAGTGTAGTCTTTACCCGCCCAGAAAAGACCTTTACCGTTGATATCGGTAGTGAATTTAATTGACTGATTTGATGCCCATCCGCCGTCTGATGTTAGAGCTGATTCTAGCTCAGTTAGGGCTTGATTAAGTCTCGTATTGTCCATATTAGTATTTATCCTTTATACAGAAAAGCCGGTTTATTGTACTTTCAGCAAGATTATATCATTATTTATCCGACCGTTGAGCTTTATGTCCACTGCTTTAATGTCATCTAGGAATGATCTCAACTTAACTTTACCACTATCTTTGAACTGTTTTAGTTGTTCTTCTGGTTTACGTAGCGTCTTCTGCATACTTTCAGATTCTTTGAATCCTGTAATAGTTGTACCTTTTACACTAAGTCCACTGCCTTCACGCTGTAGTCCTTGTGGGTCTTGTATCTCTGCTACATATTTTCCTATCTTACGTGTTTTACAGTTAAACACCCATAGCTCATTGCACTTGATAATATCCTCTGGATTAATACTAGCAAGTTGATATTTGTCATCTGATTTTTTGTACTTCAGTTTTGCCACAAGTTTGTCTGCACTATAAACCTTACGTTTACGTGGTTTACGTGTTGCTTTACTTGAATCAATAACAACTTGACAACCGCCATATATTCTTTCTAGTGCTGTTAGTAAGTTCTTAAGTTCTTTTTTGTCTGAAAATTCGTATGCTTCTTGTAATTGTTTTGCATAATCAATTTCAAGTTCGGTTGCAGTTTTCTTTAACTTAGGTGGATTGAGTACTTCTCGTATTTCCTTAAGCTCGGGCTCATACAAATTCATAATTTTACGAGCATGTGCTTGTGTTATTTTCATTTGAGCAAAATGTTTTGTAAAGTCAAATCCTTTAGGATCAAATTTCAAACTGTTATCCTGCTGTCTTTCAGTCCAGCCATCAAGCCATAGATCAACTTTTTCACAAGCGGCAATTGCCTGCATCTCAATACGTTCTTGAATAGAAATTACTCTTTTTTCTGTTTGCTTCTTTTCTTTTTCTTCTTTCTCTTCTTTAACGTCTTTACCTGCTTGTATTGCTATTTCAATTCTTTTTTCAAGAAATTCAATAGATGATTTTAATTGACCCATTGTCCCAGGAAGTGATTCCCAATGATCTGCTTCTTTTTGTGAAAATCTTGGAGCACCTTTTGTGTCCATACGTGCAACAATTCCAGCAGTAACACTAATAGCATGTTTAGGAGCAGCTTTGATCCATTTGATTTGATCGCTAGTATACTTTCCTTCTTTTTCCATCCAGTCATATACATTAGTGTACAAGTCCTCTGGTTTAAAGTTTGCGTAGTACCAGTCGTTTGTTGCTCGACGATGCCTATGTATTTGCTCGCCAGTCATTTCTTCCCAACCGTCCCAATTAGGTTCCGTGAGCTTTGCGCCACGCTGAATGCGAGGTGCTGCTCTTGGCTTCTTTCTCTTGGTACTCTTAGGCAATGCCATCTGTTGCTCCTATGATAAAAATATTACTATATGATGATATATATCATTTGTCAAGAAAAATCTGCCCTAAACGAAATTGTCATGTTAGATTTTTCGCAATAGGAAATATTTCTGAGATGACTTTAGCACACGCTACAGCAATGTCCATATGCTCTTTTTGTGTTCCGTTTGCACCTCTAAGTTGAATATAATGTACCCAACTTCTAATTGTTCCATTCATGTATAGGCGTGTTTTGGTTAGACCTTCTGGTAACACTACACGGGCTTGTTCTTTTGCAATACCGTTGTCAATTGCCCACTCGTATGCTTCTTTAGCTGCCGCAATAACTTTTTCTTGTTGCGATTCCCAATCATTAATTAGATTCATATCTTGTTGTGTTGTACCTAATTCAATTGAGTTCTGTCTGTTCTTTGTATCCTGTAGTCGTGCTTCACGTAATACAAATTGATTGCCAAACTCTGCAGGATCAGCATAACGCTGACTGAACTCTTGAAAAGCAAAACTACGATGTCGCACAATTTGATGTGCAATATCTCTTGTGGTATTAATCTCTAATACTGCGTTAACCATTTCTAAAGGTGACCAATGTTGGTGTTTAATCAAATACTTAATTAAACGTTCGCTTGTTTCTGTATTAATTTGTGCGGCAGGGTTTGATACCTTTGCACAAAACGCAATTAGTTCTTGAAGGTCTGTTAACCCTTCATTTTCAAATTCTTCTGTTGCTCGACTATACGATACTAGTTTTACTTCTGTCAACTGCTTGTTTCCTTATGTAAAGTACTGTAGGGCTACACCACGTAGCCCTACTAATGGGTTGGTTTACTGTGATACTGCTGCGTTTTTTCTAGCGTTTTTAGTATCAGTGATTTCTTTTCTACGTTCTTTTGCGGCTTTAGTCATTTCTTGTAATGCTTTACGGGCTCTGGTTCCTGCTGCTCCATTACCGTTTTCAAATTTTTCGTTTTCTTCTAAAAACGAATCAAATGCTGATTTTAATGCTTCTACGTGTGTACTCATAATTTATTTTTCCTTTTAATCTGTGCCGAGAGTCTTCTCAACAGTCATAGTATATAAGCCTAGACTGCAAAAGTCAACTATTAAAGTGGTTAAATACGTACATAATGAATGATTTTACTCTTATTCCGTTTCATAACATTGTTAAGTTCGGACAAACAACAATGCTAAAACAGCCGCTATTCAACGTTAGTTGGATACTTGGTCGCTTCTGTAATTACAGTTGTAGTTACTGTTGGCCGTATGCAAATTCAAATGTTCCGGATCATCAAGACTTTGAAGTGTATACAAATGCAATAGATGAAATCAAACGCCAAGCAAGAGAAAACGGTTTTACCGAGTTCCATTTTAGTTTCAGCGGCGGTGAACCAACAGCATATAAAAAGTTTGGTGACCTAGTTGAATACTATGCAAATGATAATGAGGCTAAGTATCAAAGCATACACCTTACAACTAATTTAAGTCCAGGTGAGAAATGGTGGGCAAGATTTATAGACAACACCAGTCACCTGACACGTCGCAGTATTACCGCAAGTTATCACGCAGAATTTGCAAACGAAAAAGACTTTGGTGATAGATGTTTGCAACTCATGGAAGGAGGAGTGTTTGTTACAATTAATCAAGTTATGGTTCCTGAACACTTTGAGGAATATTATGAACGTTGTAGCAGATTCGCAGACAAAGGAATTAACGTCACTCTTAAACCGCAGTCCGACCCTACCGCGTCTAGAATAGTTGATGGTTATACCGATGAGCAAATTGATAAGTTACAAACAGGCTTTCCACAAAATTGGAAAGGCGAACAAGTTATGCAAATGTATTTGGAAGATGCCAAAGGAAATCATTACGGCTTAGATCAAGCAGAAAGAATGAATGCATTTAACTTTAATAAGTTTAAAGATTGGCATTGCAACGCAGGGTATCAAAGCTGCATTATAAGGGGTGACGAAGTTAAGAGAGCATATAGTTGCAGCGATAGTCCCTTAGGTACGCTACACGACGGTTTTACGCTGTTTAAGACACCATCTAAGTGCATTACTAGCTCTTGTGTAAGCAGTGCAGACAGCAAGATACCAAAGAAGTTATGAAAATAGACATTGAAGATATAAAATTTTGGATGGACGCTATTCGCAATAGTGATGATCGAGATAGAATGCTAGATAGTTTCTGGGGCGGACAACTATTTTCTAAAAGATGGTTAGTAGAGCATTTAGAAAAAATTTCTAGAATTCAAAATGCAAGTATAGTAATTCACGGTGGGTGGAATGGTGTATTAGCAAATATGCTTTTTAATAGTGATGTAGGTGTTAAACGTATTACTAGTGTTGACATTGACCCTAAGTGTGAACAAGTTGCATACACTATTAATAAAAGATATGAAATTGATGGCAAATTTAAAGCAGTAACTTGTGATATGGCGGAATATGAATACGAGTTTATTCCTGACATTATTATTAATACTAGTTGCGAACATATTACACAACAGACTTACGACAAGTGGTTAGAAAATATTCCTAACACTCCTACAATTATATTACAAAGTAATAATTATAATAAGTTAGAAGAACATATTAATTGTGTTAGTAGTATTGATGAGTTTAAACGTAAATCTAAATTACATGATGTAACAGGATTAGAATATAAACCACCTAATGTTGAGTACACACGATTTATGTTAGTAGGAAGACCTTAATGTTTGACTTTTCAGATCTTAAAACAATACACATTGAGCTGACAACAAATTGTCAAGCCAAGTGTCCTATGTGTTCACGTAATATACACAGTGGTATTGAAAATCCATTACTAAAGATTGTTGGGTGGACATTAGAAGATTTTAAAACTATTATAAACAAAGAAGTATTAGAAACAGTTGACCGTATATACTTTTGCGGAAACTTTGGCGACCCTTTACTTAATGACAACCTTATTGAAATCTGCAAGTACACAAAAGAAACAAGTCCTAAAACTGCAATAGGAATTCACACAAACGGTAGTTTAAGAAATGCAAAATGGTGGACAGAACTAGCACAGTCTTTGCCACAAGATCATTGTGTGTACTTTGCACTTGACGGTTTAGAAGACACTCACAAATTATATAGAGTTGGAACTGATTGGAATAAAATTATTGAAAATGCAAAAACATTTATCGAAGCAGGTGGTCGTGCTAACTGGACTTATATCAAATTTAAACACAACGAGCACCAAGTAGAAGAATGTAGAAAGATTGCAAAGGAAGTAGGCTTTCAAGATTTCACAGTTAAGAACACATCAAGATTTTTAGTTGAACCTAAATATGATGTGTGGGACAACAATAGAATACCTATATACAGTTTAGAAGCACCATCTGATACTGAGACACATTTTTTACCTAAAGAAGTAATTGATGATTATAAGTCAGTGTTAGATGAAGCAGAAATAGATTGTCATGTACAAAAGATTAAAGAAGTCTACATTGACGGATTTAAAACTTTATTACCTTGTTGTTGGTTAGCACAAACGCCAATGACGTTTTACGATCCTACACATATTTGTGAAGATGTAGTAGACATGTTGCGTAACCAATACAATAAAATGATAAGCGACTTTGGTGGTATACAAAATCTTGATGCAACAAAAGGAATAAAAAATATTATAAGTTCTGACGTATGGCAAAACATATGGAAGAAAAAGTGGAACGAAGATAAAATGCTTATGTGTGCAAGAACATGTGGCAAGTTTAAAACTTTTGATATCTCTCAACCACAAGATCAATTTATAGAAAGAGAAATGCTGTAATGACTTGGTACTACGACAAAGAAGATACTAGACTAGGTAAGTTCCAAAGAGAACTTGCAGAAGCATCTACAAAATCGTTTTGTGTGTTACCTTGGATACACATGGCAACTAGACCAAATGGTGATATGAGATTATGCTGTACATCTAATGCAAGTGGTGCAGGTGACGATCATGAAGTAGGACTTGTAAAGATGGAAGATGGCAAACCTGCAAACTTTGGTAAACACACTCCTATGGAAGCATGGAATAATGATTACATGAAAAGTGTGCGTAAAACAATGTTACGTGGAGAAATTCCTGCAAGTTGTAAAGGCTGTTTCAAAGAAGAATCACAAGGTATTGTTAGCAAACGTATATGGGAAAGTGCAACGTGGAAAAATGACGAAGGTGTTGATATTCCAGAGCTTATTGCACAGACACAAGAAGACGGAACTGTACCTGAACAATTACAATATCTGGATCTAAGATTAGGACATACATGCAATATTAAGTGTGTAATGTGTAGCCCGCACGACAGTAGTAAGTGGGTTGCGGACCATAAAAAACTTATTCCTGTGCTACAAGACCCAGAAGTTAAAAGACAAATGCAGTGGGATAAAAAACTTTTTAATAATAAATGGCATGAAAAAGATACTTTTTGGCAAGAGCTTAATGCACAAATACCTTACCTAAAGCAAGTATATTTTGCAGGAGGAGAGCCATTAATGATTAGAGAGCATAAACGCTTTTTAGAAGAAATTATTAAACAAGGGTATGCAGACAAAATATTGGTAAGATATAATTCTAATGGTTTACTAGTTGACGAAGAACTAATTGATATATGGAGTAAGTTTAAGAAAGTTAAGTTTGCTGTAAGTATTGATTCATATAAAGAGCGTGATGAATATATTAGATTTCCAACAGACTTTAACCAAGTTGAAAAAACTTTACACATGCTAGACAACACGCCAGATAACATTCATGTTAGTATTGCAACAGCAGTGCAAATATTCAATATAAAAACTATACCTGAATTTATTAAATGGAAAGTTAACAGTAATTTTAAAAAGATGAATGTTGGTTTAATTGACGGACATGTTATGGGTGGCGGTCTTGTAAATGCACATCTAGTACACATACCAACATTTTTAAATATTACAATACTGCCTGAAAAAGACAAGCAAGAAGTACGTGAAAAGTTTGCTGAACTAAAACAATGGTTATGGGATAACTTTACACAAGACGATGAGTTTTGGAAACACAATCCTAAAGGTTGGCGTCAATGGGAAGGATTATTAAAGCACATGGATAGTTGTGATAACAGTCATATGTTACCTGGCTTTAAAGAATACGTTAATAAGTTAGATGCAATCCGTGGATTAGATGCAGCAAAAATATTTACTGAACTAGATCACTTACTTTAGTAAGGGGTATATCAGCAGCACAAGTACACCACTTACGAGTACAAGTTATCCACTCTTCCGGTTGTTCAAAACTGCCGTCATAAATGTTACCTAGACTTCCGCCTACTCTACACGTAGCACGATGAACATCACCGTCCCAATTAATCATTAGGCTTTCAATACCTGCACTGCACTTCCAACCTTCAAATTGATTTAGATGTTTTTTGATAACATCGTTGGCATGCATTTTAGTTTTATCATCAATAATAACATTAGGTTCTACAGTAGATGTATTAGACAATATCCATTCTAAGTCTTTACCGTCATATTTTAAATCATCAAACACATCATGGTCACCTTCTGTCCATCTTATTCGTCTCACAACATAAGGAATACCGTGTCCGTCAAACATTGTAGCACACTCTTTTACTCTATCCATAAATTTATGATGTGCCATTAAATTAACTTGAAATAGTTTTTGGGGAGATGCATATCCTTCATTTATCTGAGAAAACATTAACACAGTTTCTGCACATCTTCTCCAATGTTCGTCATCTTCTACATGCAAACTAAACACAATATGGTTTACGTTAAGATCACTGTAGTACTGTGCTGTACGTGTTCCGTTAGTAGTTACATTGATCCAATCAACACGCTGACTTGCATGATCAACTAGTTCTGTAAACTGCGGGTGTACACACGGCTCACCGCCTGTAAAACTTACACGCATTGATTTATCAGTTTCAGCTAGTGCATCAACTGCATCTAACAATACTTTAATATTTGTGTGTGGACTAGTGTTATCGTGTATTTCTGCTGGACAATAACTACAATCAAAGTTACAACGTTTGCCAAGATTCCACTCAACATGAACGCTGTTTTGCCGATCATAACTAGACGCTATTTTAAACATACGGAGCAAACTCCGGATTAATAACTTCAAATGGTCCTTGTTTACGACTCTTATCTAAGTTGCGATTAAAATTAATGCAGTCTTGCCATAGTTCGTTGTGTAGATCATCTGCTTCTAAGAAGTTAATATTATCCTGAATTTGCGTTAGTGTAAAGTCCTTAATACGTTCGTCACTTTTAACAAGTTTGTAATCTAACACTTTTGTTTTCATTGCTTCTAATTTAGCAATAACTTTTTGTTTTAGATCAGGCGGAATACATTGTGCTGATAACGCTCTTGGATATTGCACCCTATGACTATAGAAAATAATGTCCATGTTTTCCATGAAGTATTCTATTACTTTATCTATTTGCATTATGTTGTTTGCTTGTACTGTAAATGCTCCAACTATTCTACTTACTGTTGGTATAGTTTTCATTATCTTAATGTTTTCTTCAATCTCTTCAAACTTACCGTTTCCTCTGATGTATTCATATACATCATGTACACCATCAATTGAAACATTAACTGCAACACTTTTAAACTTAGGCCAGTAATCGTGTATTGTACGTCCGCCTTTGATTCCTAGTGTGGTGCCGTTTGTTGCATACTTGATTTCGATATTTTTACCGTATGGTGCTAACATATCTAAAATTTTATAGTGCTGAGGATCCATTAAAGGTTCTCCACCTGCAAACTCTACACGTCTAAAGTGCGGCAGTAGTTTTTCAAAAGACTTCCACCAGTTGTCTGTATCATTAAATGCATCAATATACTTGCCTGGTGTGTCTACTAATTTATTAACTGTAGGTATAAGAAAGTTATTTTCTTTTTTATAAAATTCTGTAACTTGGTCCCAGTCTTTCCATTGTGTACTATCTAATGGGTTACACATACGACACTTTAAGTTACATAGATTATTAAGTTTAACTTCCATGGTAGGCATTTCAAACGGCATACTGTAATCATCTTCTAGTGCGTCTAATGCGTCTGGGTATAAGTTGATCCTTGCTTCAGGTATTACTCCTGCTGTATGACGCTGTCGTAAGCTCTGTACACCCTGATCTTCTAATCTAAAGCAAGGCTCACAAACATCAGGACGTTCGTCATTCATAACCTGTCGACGAACTTCTTTCATTTTGTCGCCGTTCCAAATCTCTTCTAGTGTGTTGTCTTTAATGTCTCCAATAGGAGCACTACGGCAACAGATCTTAATTGCGCCATCTTCTCTTGTTGCTAATCCTGTAAAAGGATGCATACAAAATGTTTTACTTTTGCATGGCATTCATTACTCCCCATTGTCTTTCTTGACACCAAAAACATTTCTTACATGTTGGTACATATTGTCCGGGTGTGTATGTTTTATAATCTAGTCCTTTGAAGACTTCCGGATATTGATCGTTGTCACCTTCGCAACTTCTAGTGATGTTTAACAACTCAGCAATATCATTTTTTATGTATTGTCCTATAACCCAATCTTTTTTACTAACGATAAAAGGGTGACAAACTGTTACGCCCATGTGTGTCATTATAGCATCTATTGCAGGCTCTTGTCTATCACTCATTGCACCATCAAATTCTACATCAGGATTTAGTGTAACGGCTGCATACCATGCATCTAAGTTTACTTTGTGTGCAAGGTACTCATTAAACGATCTTAGTATAATTCTGTTACCTGACTTCATTTTGCCATTTTCGTCTTTAATCATAGTGGTATGTGGCTCTTCGAGTTCAGGAGGAATAAAGTTAACATGTCTTTCAAACTCAAGATCAGGAAAATGACACACAAACCAATCAAATACTTCTGCTGAAATATGCTCTTGCCATGGTCGTGATTTCCACATTCTAACCTGTGTACTAATGTGTACTTTACAGTTGTCATGTAGGTTTTGGCAAATTAAATATGCAAGTAACGCACTATCTGCTCCACCACTTAAACTAATACCAACGTTTTTCCATTTTATGTCTATTGGTAAGATTACATCGTCAATCTTTATTTTACGCATATTCATATTTACCAAGTTATGTACACAGTTAATTTAGTTCCGGTAAATATGCATATGATCCAAAACACCAAATATACAGTATCTTTAGATGATATAGCAGGCGTAATGGGCGATGTGTATGATATTGGAAAGTTTGATATATCTGAACAAACTGGTAGTTTCTTTTATGATCCTTGGCAGTTAAAATCGGAGTTCTTAGGAACAGCATGGGAAACTATTTGGAATAGTTTGCCAGGACCTAAAGGACAAGGTAGAATTATTATTTTAGAATCGCCTAGTTGTTATACTTCACATGCAGACATTGACAATCGTTGGCATTTAAATCTTTGCGGAGATGAAGCCTACCTTATTGATTTAGAAAAAGAAGAAATGTTTAAAACTGTGCTTGACGGCAAATGGTATGACATGGATGCCGGTGTTCCACACACTGCTATGAATATAGGTGCTGAGATAAGAGCGCAGTTAGTTGTAAGAAAATTACTACCTAAAAATATTATTAATGATCCGCAACATGTTAGAATTGCAGGAGTTAAAGGAAACATACGATACGAGTTTGATAAACATTTAAGTCCTTGGTTAAACAGGGCAGCAAACAACACAAAAATTATTAGCAATGTAAAAGTTGTTAAGCAAGGCATAGAGTTTGATATTGAAAAGGGCTTAGTGCCATTAATCCCAGTACCCCAACAAATGGAGTTAGTAATACTATGAAAATTTTAATGACAGGTTCCTCTGGATTTATCGGTCAAGCGTTAACTGAAAGACTAAAATATTACGACATACATCACATGCGTAGTGACCTGAGAGATCATAAAGCAGTTGCAGAGGAAGTACTTGCAGTAAACCCAGATCAAATTGTACACCTTGCTGCACGTACTGAAGTAGAACAAAGTTTTTATGAGCAAATTACATTTAGTGAAATTAACTATGTTGGAACTGTAAATTTAATTGAAGCAGCATCAAGGATAAAGCGTTTAAAGAATTTTGTGTTTGCTAGTACAATGGAAGTATATGGTTGGCAACCTATTTCAGACGAAGTTGAAAAAGATGGTATACCAGAAAAATTTATAGCGTTTGACGAAAACACACAACCTAATCCTAATGCACCATATGCGGTAGCAAAGTACGGATGTGAGAAATATTTAGAATATGCAAACCGTTGTTTAGATCTACCTTTTACTGCATTTAGACAAACTAACTGCTATGGTAGAAAAGACAATGACTATTTTGTCACAGAGCAGATTATTAGCCAAATGCTTGAAGGTAAAGAATGTAACTTGGGTTATGCAGAACCTTATCGTAATTTTATATATGTTACTGACATGCTAGATGCATGGGAAACTGTAATTACTAATCCAGATAAATGCAATAGCGGATTAATTTTTACAGTTGGTCCTGATAATCCTATTAAGATTAAAGACTATGCAGAGCTTATTGCAGAAAAGATTGGATACACAGGACCTATCAACTGGAACACAAAATTATTCCGAGCAGGAGAAATTTACTGGCTAAACTCTAACAATAAACTAATCAAAGAAAAACTAGGTTGGGAGCCTAAAGTTACATTAGATGAAGGGTTAGATAGAACTATAAAATACTGGAGAGAAAAACTTGAACACTAAATGGCAACCATATCTTAAATTAGATGAAGTAGGATTTCCGTGTATGGCACAGCAAACCTATGAGCCTCTTATCAGTGAAGACGGAACAACGTTTTGTAAGAATTACAATGTTGATAGCGAATATCAAAAGATGGAAAATAAGCCAAGGCCATTTTACACTAAAGAAGTTGTTGATTGGTTTTTTCAAAACGAACTAACATACTTAGAACTTTTTAAAGATAAAAAGTATGCACCAGAAGTTAAAGACATTGATTACAAAAATCAAAAGATTTACATTAAATGGTATGGCAAGAGCTGTAACCAAATAATTAATGATCCTGAAATTAAAGAGTGGCCTGAGTATATGTGGCGTAGACAAATCAGAGACATTATAGTTGACCAATACGATGAAGGTATCTACAAGTTAACAATGTATCCACACTGTCACTATATTACAGATACAAAACAAATGAAAGCAATTGATTGGTACGGCTGTGTTCCTATCGATGATCCGTTCATTGAGCAAAAATATATGCAAGGTATCATACACGACACAGCACAATTTAGACTAGACGAAACAGGTGAACCTATTGACGATAAAGTCAATTTAGAAATTATGTTTAAGCGTAGTCTAGGAGAACATGTTTTATGGGGAGATGAAAACATGAGTTATATATACAAGGAATTGTTTGGAGATGGCTAAACTAGTTGGTACAACTAAAGATATTATAGACTGGGATCCTATAGTTGATCTGTGTGCTAACTGCACCACTGGCGATTATAATTCAGTTAAGACAGTTGTAGATCGTTCAGAAGGTAACTGGAGAGACAATCCAGAATTACTAGGCTCATATCACGATGTAATTGATACTTGGGATAAAGCAGGTTATAATCTAGATGAGATTCAATGGTGGGACTATTATCCAGGTGAACACTTCGATATTGAGATACAAAACAAGTTTGCTAAAATTATAGATGCAGAGCCTTTAAGAGTGTTTGTTAGTGATGTTGCTCCGTGTAACAATGTTCCTTATCATTGGGACGTAGAAGATAAAGAAGAAGAATGGTTAAAACTAGGTGAACTTAAACGTTGGGTATGTTTTATGGACAAGCCACGTTGGGGCAATGTACTAGTGTTAGAAGAACAAGCATTTCATAATGTAGCTCAAGGCGAAATATGGGAATGGGATAGTTATAGAAGCTATCATGCAGGAACTTGTATGGGTGTACATCATCAATACTTGTTTCATTTTTTAGGAAGGCCAAACAAATGAAGCATTTAGGTGTATGTAATACTATTGATTGGGATAGTGTAATAGAACAATGTGCAAGTATTGAACCCGAGTTTGTAGGACCTAGTCATAAGCGTGGTGACACTATTCCTGGACTAGATCCTATATTAGATATGTGGGAAGAAGCAGGCATTAAAACTGTACACGAAGGTGGCACAGCAGGTTGGGATATGTTTATTCCAGGTAAGCAATTTGAACAAAGCATAGTTGATGCTTGGAACGAGTTTTACGGACTAGACTGTAAAAACGTGTGGATAAGTAGAATACACCCAGGACGTTTTGCACCTATTCATTGGGACGTACATGACAATGAAGAAAATATTCCTGATTGTCCTAGATATCATTGCCATATAGGTAGCCCGCAATGGGGACATATTTTTATTGCAGGCAATGAAACATTTTATAATATTCCACAAGGTGCAACTTACGAGTGGGAAGATAGAAAGATTTGGCACGCCGGAACAAATTGCGGAATAGTGCCTAAGTATATATGGAACGCATGGTAATGGAAAACATTTTATATTTAGATCATCCGTGGATTTCTGTTTACACAGATGTTGTAGATCACGAAACTTGTGATAAGTTTGTTAAAAAATACACAGAGCTAGGTATGAATCCTAATGCAGGGTTAGAATCTAGAGAACAAACATACGGACAAATTACCGAGGAAGTAGAACAACGTAGTATTAGTTGGGACACTTCAACTGAAGACAGACAATTTTTTAGAAATAAAATTTGTGAAGTATTAAAAATACCTGACAGTCATATTGAAGCTGGAGATATCTATAGATATGATACAGGACAGTACTTTGGTTTACACCACGACTTTCCATACACACCAGAAGACATTGCTTATTACGCAAAAGGTGGCGATAGAAAAGCAACCGCAATATTTTGGTTAAATGATGGATATGACGGAGGCGAATGTAAGTTTCCGGAGTTAGATGTTTGTGTCACTCCTGAAAAAGGAGGAATGATGTATTTTGAATACGACTATGAAGATGAAAAAATAAACAACATGACAATACATGAAGGCATGCCAATTACCAAAGGAGCCAAATGGATTGCTGCATTTTTTATTGCAAACGGTCCGAGGGTAGAATGAAAGTTGTAGTATTAGGTGGAACAAAAGGAATAGGTCAACTACTATCAGCATATTTCAAACTTAAAAATTCCGATGTAAAAGAGTTTGGTAAAAGCAGTTCGTTTGATGAAGTAGTTAGTGTTGCTAAAACTTGTGATGTGTTTATTTGTAATGCTTACGCAGATGGTACGCAACTAAACTACATAGAAACACTAAAAGACTATAACATCAAAATTATAGTAAGTGGTAGTATTGCAGCAGACTCGCCTGATCCTAATATGCCTGTGTATAGTCTAGACAAAAAGAACCTGCGTGAAAGAGTAATTGAATTATCACAATCTCGTCATACATGCAAGGCAGATATATTACTGCTAACACTAACAGGCACAGCAGTAAAAGAATATCAAACAATACATAACACAATAGACTATTGGCTAGAAAACAGTACAATTAACGAAATTAGGTTTACAATATAAATGACTAAAAAAATAGTAATCACAGGACACACTAGCGGTATTGGTAAAGCAATTTTTGATAAGTTTACAGAAGTAAGCTGTCATGAGATTATAGGTATGAGTCGAAGCAACGGATACGACATTGAAAAAGATTTTGATAAAGTTGTAGAAGAAGCCGCAGGTGCAGAAATTTTTATTAACAATGCTTATAGAGATCAGCAGCAGTTAAAATTATTTAATGCACTCAAAGATAAAGTAGATATGATGGTTGTTATGGGCAGTGTAAGCAGACTTTACCCCGAGCTTATTCCAACAGACTATGTACAAGATAAACAAGAACTTGCAGAGGCGTGCCGATTAGAAAGTATTAATCCTGATGGTATTCCTGTTTTGCATTTAGACTTAGGCTTTCTCGAAGGAACTACAGTAAGTGGAGATGATCCTGCAGAATTTTTAAGTGACTCTACTACTCCTTTAGAAGATGTAGTAGATACTATTATCTTTTGGGCAGGCAAGCCTACTATTAGACAAGTTGAATTTCGTTGGAAGCTGACAGATCATCTACGTGCAGAACTAGAGCGTATTAATCCTAACTTAGACCCATCTCGGATACAGTTCTAAATTAGCATAAAATTTATCGGGGTGTATTTCCCACACAGTTTGATCAGTATGCCTGTAATGCACTTCTTTAATTTTACTTACCACACCTATCTTAGCAAGTGTAGGAAAATATATAGAGTGTACTAGACGCTGACTTCCTTCTTTACTTTTGTTTGAAGTAGCAAACACTCTACCTTTATTTTTTGTCCATTCTAAACAAACAGGAAGCATAAATTGATCTGTAAGATTTTGATGTTCAGCACAAAGTCGATTTGCTTTTACTAATCCGTTGTGCGGCCTTGCTTCGCCAAATGTACATACTCTTGTAAGTATCCTATATGAGTTAGGACCCATAACATCATCAAACGAGTGTGCTGCTACACTGCCTATTGCTTTATCACCGTTATACAGTATCCAAGCATTCCACTCACGTTCGTTATGAAAACAATCAATCATAGCCTTTTGACTAGCATTATTAACGAAGCCTCTGCGAGCTGCCTCACTATAAAATTCAGACAAGTCTAAGTCTTTGTTCCACTGTACCATCTTATGCATAGATTGCTTTTGCCTTTTCCATAACTTCATCAGGGAAGTTTGTTTTAAAACTATCAAATGCTAGTAACTGTATTTGTGAATGAGGAGTATCTTTGTTTACGTCGATTCCAGCAGCTTCCATTTTAGGAAACAAGTCTGCTTGTCTATCTTCACTGATGTGACTCATCACACTGCGTAAACTAATACCAAGATCCTGATCACTGTATGTAAAGAAGTAATTAATACTTTTTAGTTTCCCCTCAACTACAAAATAACTGCTAGGGTGCATACTGTATTTGTACAACCCCAGATCCTTGTGTGCTTGAATAATCTCAAGCATTTGTTCTTCCCAATTATCAACTACACTGTAGTCGTTACCTTTACAACCTGCTAGTTCCCACATGTCAGGTCCATCAATTTTTAAGTATAGTTTTTTATTCATAAAATCAATATCTTGTATCTCTGGAACATGTTGTGGATACTTCAATTCCATTTGCTGTATAAAGTTAACTTCACGTAACCATTTTTCTTCCATTAGGTCAGGATCCACTACTTGATTATGCCCACCATGATATTGTTCATCATTATAGTACCATTGGCAAAATGTCTTTTTATCCTTACTGATCAAACTAGTATATATTAGATTATTTCGGCATTGACCTTTACCAGGAACTGTGTTATAATAATATTCAAAGTTGTTACTCATAGTACTATTTAACGGTAAGTATATACATGATTAGAGGAATTGGCGGAAAGCCTTACATTAACTTAGATCCACACCTAGACATTTCGTCTTTTAAAGATCTGCATCCTGAGATTGCTAGAGGGTTTGCATTAGCAAGAGATTATGCAAAAGAGGGTACTTGGATGGCCCCTGGCTTTGAATGGAAGGATAGCAGTTATATCCTTAATTGGAAACCAATTTACAAAGCATGGGACGAGTATCAAGCATTAGATGATAACGATCCTATTAAAATCGAAGGTAATAAAATATTACCTACAGACTTTGGCGATTACAAACAGCGTAATATATTCACACGCTATTTAAAAGCAACAATGGGTGCTAATGATCCATACATTTACTACTTCCTTTGGAATGAAGGTGACTGGAATGAACGTAATGCTGAAAGACAAAAGACTGAAGAAAGCAAATACTTTCCAGGTGTTGTAAAATGGGTAGAAGATTTACAAGCAAATAATATCATTGAACGCATTGGTAGAGTTATTTTCTTTCACTGCGATCATAATGGTAGAGCATTTGAACATAGAGATCTAGATGCAGACAACGGAGTACACGATGATAAACAATATAGTCCGCACAATAATGAATTCATACATATACGCTATCGCACAAAGAGAGGATTTTATATTTGGGATCCAGAGAGCGAGAACAAACATTACTTAAACTGTAACGCTGCTTTTTGGAATGACCAAGACTGGCACGGTGGCGAAAACAGTGTAGAAGTTGAATACGGTTTACGTATTGACTGCAAATTTACAAACGATTTTAGAAAGAGGCTAGGGATTGATCACCTAGGAAACTACTAATGAAGTTTCTGGGTAATTTTGATTTCATAGAGGATGCGTGGATCAACCAAATTCTAAACAGGTTTGGTCAGGGAAGACCCCGCGACTGGCCTCCGATTAATGCTGTTGAAAGTGCGGAGTATGCTCGTTACAAGGAAGCGGGTTACGATCTAAAGGCTGTCAATTGGTGGGTATACGAAAAGGAAGATGTGAGCTTTGATGTGAATCCTCCATTCGTTCAGGGCAAACATCACTGGTGGATAACAAAGTTGTTACCAGGACAATTCATGCCCATGCATACTGATCCACATACACACGATGACAAATGCAAGAGATACTGGATACCCCTGCAGGATTATCATCCAGGACACATATTCATCTATGGTGATCAGATGATCACGGGATACAAGAAGGGTGATGTTTATGAGTACTACAACTCGCAGGACATGCACGGTGCTGCCAACATAGGACACATTCCAAGGTTAGTTTTACAGGTTACTGAGTATACCAGTCACTAGTATGCCATGTAGGGCATTTAAAGTTTTCAATTTCATACACAATAACATCTCTTGCAGGCCCGTATAAGTTATATGGTGTAAATGCTTCAGAGGTTCTTGAGCTAAAATTTATCTGTGCTGCTGGCATTTTTTCTTTCAAATAATTAATTAAATGGTTCTCTTTTTGCAGTTTATACTTGATACTGTATAGTGTGTTAGTACCCTCATAGCAAAAAATGTTGCTTAAATTAAACAATGTATACTCTTGTTTACTTAAATCAAGATGATCACATATATTATAATGCTCTGCTAGTAAGTCCCATTCAACAAATTCGTATTCTACATTAGGTAAACGTTCAACGTTTTCTTTCCAATAATCTAAACTTTGTTTGTTGTAATCATACATAACAACCTTAACAGGAAGTTCTTTATGCAACCAGTCTTTGTAATTTTCTCCACTAGCAGGCACAACTACTTGTTGTAGGTCTTTGTATTTTCTATTTGGATGTTCTGTGTGTTCCGTATGTACATGCTCTGTTCTACAAAATCCGTCTTTATAATATGCATACTCTATCTGTTTGTAAAAGTCTTTAGGTGATTCAGGATATAGATGATATTTGTTGTTTCTAACGCTATCATTAAAACTGTGTATGTCATACCCGGCGTCTAAAGATTTTTGAATAATGTTCCAGCCATGTCGTTTGTGTTTATAAGGCTCAAATTCACGACCTGGTGCAATCCATATAGGTGTATGCTCATCATGATGGTTCTCTTCACTTCTTATAGGCTTCTTTGTAAAGAAGTCATCTCCCATGCTTTCGTCACCTATGGTAGGCATTCCTAACTCACGCCATTTTTGTAAATTGATTAGGTAGCACTGTTGATGTAGCTCATAGTATGCATCGCCTCTATCTAAGATATGGCCTTTTACTATAAAGTCATCTTTGCATGATTCAGCAACAGCATCAATACCTGCTGTGCCATTAGTGAATTCCGTACCCGTAGACAGCACACAAGCGTATTTAAAGCGGTTTTGTGCCTCAAGTAGTAGTAAGTACTCATTTGTGCCTTGAAGTACGCTGTAACCTTTGCTAAACAAGTTCTGTAGTGTAAAGTCTGCTTGGTTCTTAGTAAGCTCTTTAACCCAAGGATCTGTAATAGTTGTAGTTGTATCTAAAATACAAAATACTAATTCTCTATCGTCAGTGTTATTATATTCAATTATATTCATGCTTGTAACACTTTAATTTTCTTAATTTCAGATTCTATTGGGAGATCAATTTTTTTACTCCAATTGCATAGTTGGCATTGAGATTGCGATTGTAATCTAGTATTACTCCACTCTATAAATTCTTCAGGACTACTGCCTAAATCTTGCTGTGCAATATCTTTATACGGTTGTTCTATTTGAAACTGTCTAGCTAACTTTGGAAGTAGTGCTTGTTGTTGACATCTATAGAATCTTCCTCCTAGTAAATGCATACATTGTTTTGTAGGACATAGACTAAACTGTTCATCTATGTTACTAAGTCTGGGCCATGTAATTGATCGCTTGTCTTTTACCATATGCGGTAATTTATAGAATTGCCATGATTCAGATAATTCACCAACAACTACATTATCCTTTGTTAGTGTGTAATGTATGTCTGCATCAGTATGACGGTTGTCAACAAACTTAGTGTATGTGATATTGTTATCACGTAACCAAGATTTTATGTTTGTTAAATCAGTTTGTGAATGTGCCGATATTTCTATTTGCCAGTTATCAAACCATCTTAAATTTAGTTTATCTAAATGCCTGCCATTAGTTACAATCCACTTCTTGCTGTCGGGCCACATATATTCAACCCATTCTGTCCACTTGCCTAACTTAGGGTGCAATGTTGCTTCGCCTCCTAAAATAAATATTTCATCAAACGTAACTTTATCTTTAAGTATTTCTACAGATGAATCAATCTCAAAGTGACCTCCCCAGTTCAAGTTGTTGTAAGTAAAACAACTTTCACATGCTAGATCACAAGTGTGTGAAATATATACTGTAAGTTCAGGAAGGCGAAGCATCTTATATCCTATTTTTTGCGTACTTGGCTAGTACGTTTTGTTCGTTTTGTTTTACTTGATCAACATTCTTAGGACACATATTACAGGCATCGATGTGTGTATAATGTTGATCATAAAAATTACGTATGGCGTTTGGATCGTTAAGTGTTAGGTCAACAGGCTTGTAGTTTATATATGGTTGCCAATCTTTGTCATTTAGTTGTCCAGTCTTTGTTAGCACATTAATTAAAGTTCCTAATGCTCCACACTTGTATACTTTTTTGTTATACAACATTGCACAGAAACAGCTAGGGCAGCCTTGCCAGTATGATGATTCTGGATCGCCTTCGTTGAATGGTCTCAACTTTCCTAGTGAATCTTTGTTATGTATCTTTTGAAAGCTATGAGCTTCCATGTAATATATTCCACTCTTGTTCTTTGCATCCATCCAGGCTGCTTCGTTAGGAGATAGATCATTTAAATCTATACCTTTACGTTTATTAAACTCTTCCCAAGCAGCATCGCCACCACCTAAGTTCATTATAGTTTTCCACCAATCAGAAGTTACTTCTAATTTAGGTATACCTACACGGTCTGCAAGTGTATGTACATTTTCTAACATCTGATTGTGTCTTGCTAGAACATCCCATGCTGCAACATGACTACATACCTGCATCCACACTCTATGTTCTGTAATTAATTCTACAGCAAAATCCATCTGCTTTGGCTTGTTTAATGCAATGCCATTAGTAGGAAAGAAAATAACTTTATCTTTTTCTTTTTCTAAACTTCGGATATGTTTAATTATTGCAAGGACTGTATCTTTATATAAGAATGGTTCTCCTCCTAGCACACTCCAACATTCTACATTGAATTGTTCACTAGCAAGTGTAACACTTTCTAATATGTTTTCAAGTGTAGGATCAAACTCACCATTACGTATGTAATCACTTCTAGTATCACAGTGAGCACAAGCCAGTTGGCATTTGTTACCATAGAACACATCTAATATTTTAATACTATTGTTCATTCTGTTTCCTATAACTTCTTGCAATAAGTTCCACAAATTCATCTTTACGTTTACCTGGTATACCATGTGCTATTAAGTGTATTCTAGGTGTGTTAGAATTGTTAACAAAACTATGTACGTTTCTTATATTAATTATAAAAGCCTTTCCTTCTTTGAAAG